TCAGATTTTCCATGTGATGTTCAAGCTGTCGCTTGTGGCGGCTATGGTGGTGATCATCAAATCCACCACACGCCGCTTGTCATCAAAAGATACATTCTCCCAGGTATCGAGGTAGCCGGAAATCTGGCTGACCTGTTCCGGGCTGATGGCCTCCACAGTCAACTCCGCTATCCTTGCCAGAAGTTCCTGCTTGCGCCCGTCCAGTTCCGCTATCTTCACATTCACATAGGAGAACAGGACATTGTTTGCCCCCGTCAGACTGTCCACCAGCTTTTCAATCTCGCTGTCTACATGGGCAAGTTCCACTTGCAGGGCGGTGATTTTCGGGTTTGCCTTTGCCGCTTTCTTTTTTCCTGTCAGCGTCTTGTAGCTTGCCAGCTTCTTTACCATCTGCTGATAAACAACCGCTTCCAGTTCCGAAGTGATGATTTTCCCACAGCCAGGACAGCTTTTATTGTCCAGCCGTTTCGTGCAGCGGAGATACTGTTTGCCGGAGGGATTGTAGATACTCATAAGAGCATACCCGCAATTCCCGCACTTGATTTTTCCTGCCAGCCATGTGTGGGTGGCTTTCCGGGCAGACTGGATTTTCATGTTGTTCATCAGCTTCTTGCGGCAGGTCAGCCAGGTGTCGGAGGGGACGATACCCTCATGGGGAGCCAGTACCAGCATTTGGTCTTTTAAGTCGTTTTTCTTGCTGGCCTTTACATCTCGCCCTTGATACAGATAGCAGCCGTTCATGCCCGTAAAATCGGCAACGTCATTGACAATGACTGTACCTTGACTTTTGAAAAATTCGTACACATCAAGGTCTGCCTGCACATAGACAGGATTGCGTAACATCTGCGCCAGCGTGGGGCGTATCAGCTCTTTGCCATGGAACAAAATCCCCTGTTCGGCAAAGTACCGGGTAATGTCCCCGTAGGAAGTTGTGGGCTGGGCGTACATCTCAAACATCAGCCGGATATTGGCCGCTTCCTCCGGGTTTACCACCAGCTTCTTTGTGTTGATACCGTCCATCTTGATAGGCTCCGTATGGAAGCCGTAAGGGGCTTTCCCGCCCATCTTAAAGCCCCGCTGACTGCGGGAGTAGTAAGCGTCCGTTACCCGCTTCTGTATCGTTTCCCGTTCAAGCTGGGCGAACACGATACAGATATTCAGCATGGCCCGTCCCATCGGCGTGGAGGTATCAAACTTTTCCGTAGAGGACACAAACTCCACATTGTACTGCTGGAACAGCTCCATCATGTTGGCAAAGTCCAGAATGGAACGGCTGATACGGTCGAGCTTGTAAACCACGACCTTTGCAATCAAGCCCCGCTTGATGTCCCGCACCAGTTCTTGAAACTTCGGACGGTCTGTGTTCTTGCCGCTGTACCCTTTGTCTGTGTATTCCTTGCAGTTACCGCCTTTCAACTCGTATTTGCAAAATTCAATCTGGCTTTCAATGGAAATGCTGTCCTTTTTGTCTACCGATTGTCTTGCATAGATTGCGTCTATCCGATTGTTCATATTGTCGCTCCTTTTCTTAAAAAAGAAACGGAGCTGCTGACAGTTCTATTATACCGCCAGCAGCCCCGCAAATCAATGATGGGTTTGGAAAACCTTATGTCCCGGCTTCCTCACTCTCCCGCTTGTCGGCGTACTTGCGGAACACCTCATAAAGCTGCTGTTCCAGTTCCCGGCGTTTGGCTGCTTCCTGTTCCGGCGTGAACACCGGGGAGAGATTTTCCAGTGTGATTTCCTTTCCCTGAAAAGTCACGATTTCGATTTCCTTTTTGTATCTGATATTACTTATAAGATCACCTTTCCTTTCCATGCTGCCGCTGTTGCCGTTTCAGTTCCGCTAAAATCTCCGGCGGGATACGGTCAACCAGCCGCCGCATATCGTCCAGTTCGCTTTTTAACTTCGCCCGTTCCATCGTGTCATTCATCTTGCCTTTTTCGCTGGCCTTTGCCCTGACTTCCAGCTTTTCATTTTCCGCTAACAAGTCATTGATTGTGACCTTGAATTTTTCAGTTGCCCGGAGAAGTTCTCCATCTGCGGAAACCACTTTTTCAGCATGGAGAGGGCTTCCTCTTTCTTCTTTCCGGCGTTCAGCGGGGTAATGCCGGAGAGAACCGCTTCAATGGCCCTCGCCTGTTTGGAGAGGTTGACCGCCTGTTTGAACAGCCGGGTGGGGATATGCTTCCGGCCCGTCTTGCTGGCGCTTTCCCCACGCTCCAGGTCGGGGTACTGCTCCACCATACAGGCGTGAAAATCGTCCTGCCACTTCGTCAGATTGGCCCGGTTGCCGATAATTTCTTTGGCGCACAGGCGGTTGTCCTTTGTCAGCGGCACAAAGACCAAGTGCAGATGGGGCGTTTTTTCATCCATGTGTACCATAGCCGAAACGATGTTCTCCCGGCCCACCCGGTCAATGAGGAAGTCCGCCGCCCTCTGGAAGTAGGCCGCTATCTCCTTTGGGGACTTGCCCTTGAAAAACTCCGGGCTGGCGGTAATCAGCGTGTCCACAAACCGAGTGCTGTCCTTGCGGGTGCGGCATCTGGCCTGCTCGATGCGGCTCTGAATGAAATGGTAGTAGCGGCCATCCGGCTTGACGATGTGGAAATTGTACTTGCTCCGGCTGGTGTCAATGTCCGGGTTGCTGGCGTACTGCTCCTTTTTCCGTTCATGGTGGGCTTCCAGCGGCCCCGCCGGGTGGCCCTTGTGCTTCTCAAATCGCAAAATTGCGTGTTGTGCCATTGAACTCCTTTCCCCATTCCATTCCTTTCCGGCGGGTTTTCCCGCCGAAAATATCTCTGATAGGATTGGAATGGAATGAATGTAAATAGATGGTTTTAATCTCTGTATTTCTATATACCGTCAGATTTCCGTACTTCAAGAGGATTGATTTTCGTACTCGCCAAGTACGGTTTTCAGCCCTCCGGCGTACCATAACCGGATTTCTTGAAGTCGGTGTTTGGAACCGCTTCATAGGATTTCGGGTAAATGCGGTTGGGTTTTCCACAGCCCTGTTTCTGGATTTCCACCAGCCCCGCATACTGCAACTCCCGCAGGGTGTTGACCGCTTTCTGCCGCCCGCAGCGGAGCAAAGCGACCACCTCGCAGATGGGGTAGTACAGGTAGACCCGCCCGTACTCGTCCGCCCAGCCGTTCTTCCGGGACAACTCCGCCCGGCGCAGGACAAAGGCATACAGCACCTTCGCTTCGTTGCTCAAGGGCTGGAATGTGGGTGCTTCAAAAAGGAAATTGGGGAGCCGGGTGAAACTGAACGCCTTTTCCGGCTGGTGAATATAAATCGTGTTTGTCATAGCGTGTTTTGTGGACGGTTAGAGGCCCGTTTTCCGGGGCGAATGATAAATGATACCAGCCGCCCCGGTTGAGGGCTTGCGGAGCCTTGCAAATCAAGGCTTTTCCCGCTCTTAACTGTCCACAGCAGACCTCCTTTTCCGTTCACTTTCTGTTTTCTGCCGCCTGTGAACTCTGGCGGCGCAGTCCGGGCAGTATTTGCCCCGGTTGGACTTCGGGACGAACACACCGCCGCACTCCGCACAGCGTTTCAAGTCCCTGTCCCGGTAAATCTCCGCTTCCAGCGTCCTGTCCAGCGGCAAGACCGCCCAGCGGAACCACTTGCAGCAGACGGAGAACGAAATCATCTGCGGACAGGCGCAGGTGTCGCCATCGTCCAGCGCAAGGCAGTTTCCGTCCTCGCAGTTGCAGCACTCCCGGCGTATCAGGCCGCTGGCTCGTCTCTTCTGGGGCGGGGTTATGCGGTAGGGGGAGCCGTCCGGCCTGTGTTCCAGCGGCGGCAGGTGTTGATAGGGTCTTTTGCTCATGCGTCCCTCCGTTTTCTTTGGCGTGTTCTGTTTCCAAGGTGCTTGTCCATCGATGAACTATCCCAAGTCTACACCTTTTTGACCGCCTGTGCCGTATATCCAAGAGGTAGGAAATCAGCCTGAAAAACTCCCTATTTCCACGCTCTCGGATTTGTGATATAATCAAAAAAAGATAAAAGACAAATTCAGGTTTCTGGTCTTCTTGCACAAAATAAAGGAGGAGCTATTATGCAAATTGTTTATATTCCAAGCGAATCAATGTCTGTTCAAGGTAAAAAAGATGAAATCTATAAAAGATATGGGAAAGACTGGAATATTAGAGAACAGGGAGGAGGTAACGGAAATTGGTTGTTGACCAGAAAAAGTGATGTGCTTGTAGATGGAAAAAGTTATCGTACTTTTGTACTTGAACACTACGGTAAATCCAAGCTGACAGCGAAGCTTGTTGATAAATTTCGTGAAGATGTAGCAAATGGTAAAATAAAACTGTAAATGCCTATGCCGTTATGCTATGAGCATAGTACATAGCATAACGGCTTCTCTTTCGTTGAGCTAGCAAGGAGGGTGAATATGTCTTTATCCATACAAGAGCGATTAAAAGACCTACGTGTGGAGCGTGGCTTGACGCTGGGGCAGCTTGCGGAGCAGACCGGGCTTTCCAAGTCTGCGCTGGGCAGTTACGAAACGGAAGACTTCAAGGACATCAGCCACTATGCCCTTATCCGGCTGGCGAAGTTTTACGGTGTGACCGCTGATTATCTGCTGGGGCTGTCTGAAATGAAAAATCACCCAAACGCCGATCTTGCAGACCTGCGTTTGAGTGATGAAATGATTGACCTGCTGAAAAGCGGGAGGATAGACAATACCCTGCTGTGTGAGCTGGCGGCGCACCCGGATTTCCCCCGGCTGATGGCTGACCTTGAAATCTATGTGAACGGAACGGCACTGAAACAGGCGCAGGGTGCAAACGCCATAGTGGACACGATGAGCGCAACTGTTATAAAAAAGCATAATCCTGGCATGAGTGATACGCAGTTAAGACAGCTTATCACCGCCCATATTGATGAGGACGAGTTTTGCCGCTATGTGATACAACGGGACATAAACGGGATTGCCCTTGCTCTGCGGGAAACACACAAGGACGATTTTTTCAGCGTCCCAGAGGATAACCCGCTAAAAGAAATGCTGGAAACTGCTGGTGAAATCGTCAGCCAGGACAGCGACACGGAACAAGCGTACTTGGCGTTTATCTGCAAACGGCTCAAGCTGAATTTTAGGAAGCTGTCAGTAGAAGAACGGAAGTGGCTGAAAAAGATTGCGGAAAAATCCGACTTGCTGAAGAATCCAAAACCGCAGAGAGGACGAAGATAAAAAATGCCTGAACGGCGGTTCTGGTTTTTCAGAACCACCATCCAGGCATTTTGTTTAGTAATAGAAAAAGGTGCAGTTGATTATTGCGTATTGTCAATCTCTCTCAAACCGGGTAGTAAAAATACGGCAAGCGCAACGATGATAATGCCAATTCCGCAAATGACAAACCATTTCTCAACTCCCAGCCGCTCCGCCAGAGGCCCGGAAATGACAAGGCCAAACGGCATGGCGAGGGAAGCGGCGCTTGTCAGTAGAGAAAAAACTCTCCCCAGATATTCTGGTTTGACCGTTTCTTGAAAAATCGCATTTTGCACACCGTAAAATGGAGCGGAAATTCCCATAACAGTACAGCACACAACAAAGACAAGAAATGCGTCTGGCGGCAAAAGCCCGGAGAGCATATTGCTAACGCCCATCAGGAGAACGGAAAGACCGATGGTGTACCGCCGTTTCTTAAAACCGCCCCAAATGCTCAGAATGACTCCGCCAAGCAGCATACCAACCGCAAAAGCAATTTCAGCGGCAGAGGCATGGGCCGGTGTTCCTTTGAAGTATGACATACAGATGAGAGGAAAAAGCGTACTGATTGGCATATAAAAGAACATATAAATTACACCAATCCAGAGCAGAGCAAAGAGGCCCCTGTTTTGCTTTAATACCACATACCCCTCTTTCATATCCTGTAAAAACTGTTGTCTTTTCGTTTCTGGACATAGTTCAGGCGTTGGTATGGACGAAATCGCAACAGTCACACAGGCAAGGATTGCACCCACAATATCTAACAATATAATTGCATTAAGAGGCCAAACAGCATATAAAAACGCTGCGGCAGCTGGACTGATAATCGCACTTACTGCTTGCATGGTCTGCGTGTAACCAGCGCATTTTGTAAGTTCCTCTTTTGGCACAATCATAGGTGTTGCTGCGCTGAATGCTGGAGAATGAAAAGCAGTTCCCGCACTTCGGATTAACAGGACAACCATAATAGACCATACGGGCAATTCCATGTAAAACGCCACCAGCGCCAGAATACCGCCAGCGGCGGCAATTATCAAATCCGCACCAATCATTACGCTTTTACGGCTGTGCCGGTCAACAAAAGCACCTGCAAACGGGCCTAAACAGGCTTGCGGCAAAAATCCAATCAGTGTTGCCGCCGTCAATATGATTGCAGAATTAGTTTTCGCAACCAAATAAAAGATAATGGCCATTTGCAAAATACCGCTGCTAATAAAGGATATTGCTTGTCCGGCAAGAAGTGTAAAATAAGTTTTTCTCCATGAATTGTTGTTTTGGGTCATAATGCGAACCTCCTTTTTTATTGCATTGTTCCTTTGTTTCTGCAATAAAAAGCAGGCGTTGTCCCACAGAGAGGGCAGACGCCTGCATAACAACAAAGCACGAAAAAACACCACGATACAGTTCAAAGACTGCTCGTGTCAAACCTACGTGTTCCTTTGCATACGCACGCAAAAAAAGCCCACCATCATGTGGAAAGGTACTTCTACTTTTTATTGCTTATTAGCGTACACAAATTAACACACGTAAGCCTCCTTCCAATCTCAAACTGTCGCACAGTATAACACACATCCGATAGACTTGTCAACCATTTTTAACCTTGTTTTCCATCTTGTTTTTCCATCTCTTACGGGCAGTAGCAAAGCCAGGCGAGCCAGTCAACGGTCAAGATGAACGGCGCTTTCAGCGCCGCCGTTGACAGTCTCGCCCGTCTTTGCTAATGGGTAATCAAGGCGGGAAAGCCATTTTAGGGCTTTCCCGCCCATTTCAATTTTGGGAGAAGAAAGGCCCCAAAATGAACGAGTGCGGCCAAACACTTTTAGGGATTGGCCACCTTGTCCACCCATCCAGCGGGGCGGCGGGGAACGGTCAAGGCCGGGCGTCAGCCCATTCATTTCAGCCTTGACGGTTTCCTGCCGTCCTGCTACTTTTCCCGGAGTGTGGCCACACATCTGGTCACGGTGTCCAGAGCTTTGGGACTTTTTGTCCCATAGGCCGGGGGCGGAGGACGAGGGACGGGGGCTTTCATAATACGCCCTGTCTGCTGCTGAAATCAGCCCTTTGTTTCCGGCTTACCAGCCCCAAACAAAGCCCTGCTTTCCTGCCGCGTCAAATGCCCTTGCCCTCCCCGGCGGCAACGGTATTTTCAGGGCAACGCCGACAGAGCGTATAACACACTACACTTTGCTCCGCAAAGTCGTGTGCCAAATGGGGCGCTGCCCCCTTTGGAAACCCCCGCAACAAACAGGTGCTATGCACCCAGCCGGGAGCATAGCGCCGTTTGTTGTCAGCAGCCCGTTTCACGGTCTGCGTGTAGTTCCTTGTAAACTGACCTAAATTTCATGCTAAAAATCTCCTCAGGCTTGGTGGTATGAATCATTTCATAAGCATACTGTTCTAATGCTTCGTTACGGTCGTACTCGCTTTGGGAAGCCCCACAAAAGATGCATTTACCGCCTTGCCATGTGTGCTTTAATCTCTTAAATCGAATATTTCCCTGTGCATCGTCGAAATGTGTAACAGAAAACTCGCTGTTGGGATATTTTGAGCAATATACACCTCTTCGAGAAAGCAGACTTGTCAGTTCTGTAATTGCAATACCGAAAAGCTGCTTATGGAAAATATGGTCGATTCGTTCCTGCAGATCCGGGAACTGAGGTTCCAGACCGACAATCAGCCGTTTTGCGATCTCCCGCAGAAACACTCCCGTTTTGCAGGCCGGATCTAAAAATGTCGTATCCGGGTTGCGGAACAACTCCTGTGGGAGCATATCCAGCATCTGATTTACGATATCGGGCGGCGTAAATACCTCGTCGTTGGAGAGGTTCGCCAGACAGGACAGCACGTCCGGATTATATACATTATCAAAAAGGCCGTTAGCCATTGTCATTTTCCTCCTTCGTCAGGTGTAAGTGAAGATACGCCTCTCTCCATCGGGTATCATCGTCCTGAATGTGCCGATAATGCGCAATATATTGCTGCAAGAACTTGCCTTCATCGTCCGGCTGTTCAGGCTCATCCAGCCCCATATCAAACAGGGTGCCCTGAACGAAGTCTGCGTCGGCATTCTTCTTTTTCTTTGCCGGTTTCGGTTCGTCCATTGCCAGCAGTTCTGCAAAAGTATAGTCCTTGCGCTGCATACGGGCATCGTTGAACGGGAAGGTCCATTCTGAGAAAATGATCGGAACATTCAACTCCTTGCCCTCAGCATCACAGCACATGAGCGTCAACGCATTTCCGCAGACAATGTTGAGGCGAAGGATAAACCGGGCAGCCTCCCGCGTCTCGTCATTGCATTCCTTTTTGCAAACCTTTTTATATTCCTTATTCCAAATCTCAAACAGACGCTCCTGGCAGGCGAGGACATTATCCAGCATGATGTCTACGCCATACATACTGCCAAGGGCCAACAAGGAGTTGCGCTCCCAATCATAAGCGCTGCGTCTATATTTTTTAGTCACGACAGTCAGCTTCCGTTTCAGAATAACGGAGAGAAAATTCCCATCACCGCAGGCTGGCTCCAAAAACCGGCTGTCGATTCGTTCTGTTTCTTGCTTCACCAAGTCGCACATTGCTTCCACTTCACGCTCAGCCGTAAACACCTCGCCGTGATCCGCCACGCGCTGCTTGGATTTCACTTGTCTTGCCATCGTGCGACATCACCTCTTTCTACGTTTAGACCAAGTTTTGTACTGGTCCATCCTTAATTAAAATATACTAGCTGTCCCAAATACAGGACTTAATCGTCTACCGTTTCCATGATATCTTCCAGATGGCAATCCAGGGACTCACAGATTTTTATCAGGACGTCCGTAGTGATGTTGTCGCCTTTCCCCAGTTTAGCGATGGAGGCTGAACTGATCCCGGCTTTCTCCTTGAGGTCACTTTTTTTCATATTTTTGTCGATAAGCATCTTCCACAATTTATTGTAGCTGATACGCATTTTTAGTTTCTCCTTTACTGATTTCCCATCATCATGTCATAGTGCTGCTTCTGTTTCATGGCGTCAAATATCATTTCAAAAATGCTCCGACACTCATCGGCATCTAGACAATCCTCAACAAAATCCATGCCATCGCTCATACCGATAGAGCTTGCATTGATGTATGCCAACATGGAGGAGGCCAGCTGGAATTTTTCTTCATCGTCATTGCCATCAGCATCTTTGAATCGGCCCTCGGCTTTGCCCTGAATCAAAATGACCTGACGAAGCTGCGATCCCTCGTATCCGCACAACTGAAGGAAGTAATATTCCAGGATGCGGCGAATGACATTCATCAGCGGGACTGCGGATTGTACTTCTTTATACTCATCCCAAAGAGCAGCATAAGAATTTTTAACTGGGTTTACATTTATCCGTTCAGTCGGCGCATTCGGATTAACATCATCACACAGCTTAATCGTGGATTTTGTGCCGATCTTGCGAATCAGATAAAATGATGCATAGTCGTACTTTGCCACATAGCTGTAAGACACTTCTCTGTGGAAGTACGCATTATGGGTTAGAATAAAAATCTGTTTAATGAAGTTTCCTTCGGCTGTTCGGTTCCGGTTGTCGGCGTTGTTCCTGCAGATCTCAATCATCTGTCGAACGAGAGTGCTTACAATAAATAGTGAACCGCTGTCCATACTGGAAACAGGGTCATCAATGACAACGATTTTCTCTCTGGTTTCGCCGTCAGCAGAGTCGCTGCCGTGTACCAGATGGTAGAAATACAGAAACGCGATAAAGTTCTTTTCGCCCTCACTCAAATTATCAGCTATGGTACCATCAGGACGGCGCACTTCATATACGTTGTCGACCCCAGCCTTTGGTTCAAGGCTGAAGCCTCGCATACCTGAATCGCGCAGCATAAGATTGATGCTGTCTTTAGCGGTATCCGTTTCTACCGTTTTTCCCCGGAGCGTCTTGAGCTGTGTCTTGATTTCATCCAGAGTGGCATTGTGCGCCTTTATTTCCGCATCAAGAGCGTCCAGTTCAGCCTGCATATCTCCATCACTTTTCCTATAGGTAGCAATGACATCCTTCAGCATAAAAGCGAGAAGGCTGAAGACAGCATCGGTGCATTCAGTACGCTTGGTAGGACCCGCAGCAACGATGGCGTTATTTGCGTCAATCAAAGAATTAAATCCATTAATGATCTCAGCTAAATCTTCAAGAATGGGCTGAATATCTGTAAGAGCTACTGCAGAAGCTGGATTCTCCGCTTTGGACTTTATCGTTTCGATGTTGGCCTGAATAGCCGCCTTGAGGACTGCCAGCTTATCGGCATACGGTTTCAGATCAATTTGCGGATACAGTTCGACCGGTGTTGTCTGTAAAGGCACGAATAACTCATTTGCAGATTTTTTATACCGCGCCAGAAATTCATCCAGGAGACGCAGGTTTTCCTGATACCTGTTGTCAAAGCTGGCAATAAAGGTTTGCTCAAAATCCGCAGGTAAATCACCGCCGCAATATGGACATCTTCCGTTCGCATTATGAGAATACGCATCATGCCCTTGCCGCATCCATTCCGTTGCGCCAATATCACGCAGGAATCCGGCAAGTTCAGTATCTGCACTATTGACAATGGGCTTACTCAGTATTTCTCGTCCATCTACCGTGTCCATAACCATAGGGTCAGCGATAGTAGTAAACCTTTGGTAACGCTTTGCTGTTTCAGAATACGCCGATTCATAAAGCCGCCGCAAATCCTCCATATCAATATCTGCCGGGGCGTGCTTCAGAATTTCACGGGCAAATGGATCAGACTTTCCCTTCTTGTCCATGGTACCGGGAAAATCATCACGGAGAGTTCTGCCGCGTTCCCAACACTCTTTAAGGAAATCCTTGTGCAGCTTATCTTTGGCGTTGGTAATTTTTCCTCTCTTGTCACTTGCCTCAGACAAGAGTTTCTTTACTTGAGTACGCTTTTCCGTAACCTCGTCAATCTGTTTTTGGATTTCTGCATTTTTGGCGTTCAGCGTAAACACGCCTTTCATATTACGGTAGCTGCGAAAATTCTCATCAATGAAATCCTGGTTATATACCAGCGGCAAATAATCTGATGCTGTTCTCCCGGGAGCGTAGGTTAGGCCAGCACTGCTTTTTATGGCTTTTGCTATCGTGGATTTACCAGCGCCATTATTGCCGAAAAAGAAATTGACATAGGTCGGCTCAATATAGGCATGGCTGTCCTTATAGCTTGCATCCGTCAAATCAATGCGGACAATCTCTGATTTGATTTTGTCAGCCATAAAGACACCTCCTTATACAGGCATCGGAATGCCCGGAATTCCGGCTTCCTTAAACGCCTCGAATACATTTACTTTACGAACGGACCAGGCGCTATGGTTCAGGTCCGTAATCGCGCAATCCATATTCAAGCCGAAGAACATTGCATTCCGTTTGTCACACAGTTTCAACTGCTGAATGGGTGCAATCGGCTTAAATGCGATTTTTATATTTTTTCCAACCTTCATCACCTTCTGGATATAGCACAGCATACAGTATTGGTCGGGAGAAGTTACGCCCTTCATCTCTGTATTTTCCTTGCAGATGATTGCCGGGAAACGTTTCAGTTCCGCAATGCCCTCTTCCGTGAGAGTAGAACATCTGTCAAAAATCTCCGGCGGAACATTGTATTTTGTTAACGCACGGTTTGCGATCACCGACACCACGCCCGTGCTAAAAACATCCTCATCGCAAGTAACAATCAGCTGATAATACTCCTTGCTGAAGGATTGGATGGCAATCATCATCTCTGCCGAGGAGTCTGCCATCTGGGGATAATTAATATTGTATGTTAAGTTGACCGTGCCTCCCGGCTGATTGGATACAGCAACATTGTTAGTACCGGTCTGCTGTAGGGTGGGGGTAGCCAGTTGGTCGGTCTGCTTAATGCTCAGATCGTTGTTCATAATGTACCGCCTCAAAAGTTAAAGTTCATCGTACCGTTATTCGTCAGATTGAAGTTTTTTTCTCCGTTTTGGATGACATTGATCTGCTGTTGAATAACGGTCATTTTTTTATCGTTTTGGGCGGCACCTGATGGCTCATCGTCATCCACGACCTCCGCCTCTATTGGTTCAGCGTCATCTTCTGATGATGCTGGGCTTTTTCTTTTTGTCCCGGCAGCATTTTTCAAAATAGAAAGGAACAAATCTGCCAGCTGCCTTCCTGCGTTGAAGCTATCTATTTCAGGCAGGTATTCCCTAAAACTGTCACAAAGACTCAAAACCGTCTCATCCGAAAAGTCATGGATGTAGGACACAAAATTTTCAGTTTCGATATATGGGCTAATCTTCTTTGCAATTCTGGAGATGCCCGTTTGTCCATTGAAATAAGAACGATAAGTGACCTCAGACTGCTCGTCCAGCGCACTTTGGCCATCTTCCGTGACGATGACTTCAAAAAGTGTTTTTACAAAAGCCCCCTGGCTACTTGACCCGCCAATTATCGGATGCAGTATTTGCACGAAGTCCTTGAATTCCATGTTTTCTTATCTCCTCGCCGAAACCTATCAAAGCCTATCAGTGGCTACCTAATCCTATCAGCCCGATTTTCTATAATGATTACAGAAGCTGACACAAAACAGCTTCCGCGACAGGGCAAACCCCTGCGGCAGCGACTGCAATATATATTGTAACAGAAACTTGTGAATATTTCTACCCGTTTCGCTAATTTCCTTTCTGCGTTCGCAAATTTGAAGTCGCAATCGTGAACTCGCCCTTTCGCCATTTGACTATGAGGAGGTGAAGATCATGGCTAAGAACACGAAGCAGACCTCAAAAGCTGTTGCTTCCAAAGCAAGCAAGATTTTGAGGGACAACCGCTACGGCGCAAAGTCTAAATCCGTTGCTGGAAGCGCTTTAGCACAGACCAAGAAGAATTAAGCATCTTTGGTCGGCGGCGACTGATAACAATCAACCCGCCAAATTTTGTCCCGAGCAGACATTAACTGCTCACCGCCGGATACCGCATCATTTGATCACTGATGGCTCAACGGTACCCGGCGGCACAAGTAAATAATGTAGCTGCCTTTTGAGCGGGTTTGCTGCAGACCGAAACGGAGAACTCCGTTAGGACTGCGGTCGGTTTCTTGCACCCATTTTTAGGCAGCACCCAGAGTCCTCCGTTTCGAGAAATCGAAAATCGGAGGACTTTTTCATGAAAACCAATGACAATCAGACCACCCCGCAGATCTACTATCGCCCCCTCCATAAGTGGATTGAAGTCACCCTGGAGGAAAAACAGAATTGGGAACGCTTCATCGGCACAACCCGCAAATCGAAGCAGAGAGCAGGCACCTGCTGCATTCCTTATAAGAAAAGCTACAAGTGCGATGGCCTGTGTGAGGAATGTGAGTATCGCTGTATTCCCAAGGATGCACCCCAGCACCTTTCCATCGATGGCGAGATGGAAATTACGCAGAAGAACGGCACACGAAATAGCTTCCTTGCCGATGAGGCCATGACCACAGAAATCGGCATCGACAGTATGATCCTGAACCACCTTCTTTCCGAACTGCGGGATTCCGACCCGGAAAGCTATCAGATTCTTATGGTTCTGGCTGACGGGCTGTCCGAGCGCGCCAGTGCTGAAAAGCTGAATATGCCTCGAAACACCTTTGTGTACAAGAAAAATCAGCTGTTGAAGCGCATCCGCGAAAATTTCTAAAAAAAATAATTTCTCTTTCGGCCATTTCTTCCTTTTCTGTCCAGATGGATCGATGAAAGGCAACACAAGACGCCTTGGGAAAGGAGGAAACGCCGATGAGTAACACCGCAAAAAACTACCCCGGCACCGCGGCGGACGAAGATATCGTGGAAATCCTTACCGCCATCAGCGTGGTGTCCCGTAGACTGGCACGGAATATCGCAGCCGTCAGCCAGCAGAGTCAAACCAAGGAAGGAGGAAAACAGAATGAGCAAAATCAAGTTGCTTTTGGATGTCGTCGAGGATGCCCGTGCTGTAGCCGATAGTCTTATCCCGGTTATCGAGAAATTCAAGAACCTGGCCGAGAGCCTGCAGGCTGTAGCAGATGCCCTGGCATCTACGGAAACGAAGGCAGAACGCGTAGATGCTCATCCTGAAGAGCCGAAAGCCCTGCCTCAAGAGGCCAAAGCTGAAGCCACTCCTTCTTTGGAACAGGTCAGAGCCGTCCTCGCGGACAAGTCCCGAAAGGGGCACACCGCTGAAATTCGCGCTCTGCTCCAGAAGTACGGCGCAGCCAAGCTGTCCGGAATCGACCCCGTCCACTACGAGGCACTCGTTGCCGAAGCGGAGGTACTCGGTGATGGCAACTAAGCACGCTGTTCTGTCCGCATCATCGTCCGAGCGATGGCTGAACTGCCCACCCTCCGCAAGGCTATGCGAAACCTACGAGGACAAAAGCAGTGACTATGCCGCCGAAGGTACCGATGCTCATGCGTTGGCTGAAGCCAGGCTCAAGCAGGCACTGGGAATTCCCACGGAAGACCCGGTCGAAAATCTCACCTGGTACAACGCTGAGATGGAAGATTGCGCCCAAGGGTATGCAGCCTATGTGGTAGAGCTTTTGGAAACCGCCAAACAGACTTGCTCCGACCCTGTGGTCATGATCGAGCAACGGGTGGACTTCTCCCGTTGGGTCCCCGGAGGATTCGGCACCGGCGACTGTATCTGCATCGCAGAAGGTCTGCTGAACATAGTGGATCTGAAATACGGTGCCGGGATTGAAGTCAGCGCAGACCACAATCCCCAGATGATGCTCTACGCCTTGGGTGCCTTGGAAATCTTCGATGGCATCTACGACATTGACACCGTCCGCATGACCATCTATCAGCCCCGGAAGTCCAACATCAGCATCTTCGAGATGTCCAAGGACGCTCTGCTCACCTGGGCAGACACTGAACTGACCGAAAAAGCACGGCTGGCATACGAGGGTCAGGGCAACTTCAGCTGCGGCGAATGGTGCCGGTTCTGCAAGGCAAAGGCCGAATGCAGAGAACGCGCCATCTACAATCTGAGGCTCGCCCAATACGACTTCCTGAACCCGGCTCTGCTCCAGGACGAGGAGATTGCCGACATTCTGGGTCGTATCGATGCACTGACATCCTGGGCATCCGATGTAAAGGAATATGCCCTTCAGCAAGCCATCAGCGGTAAGGAATGGACCGGCTGGAAACTGGTCGAAGGTCGTTCCAACCGCAAGTACACCAGTGAGGCCGATGTTGCCGCTGCTGTTGAAAGCGTAGGACTTGACCCCTATGAGCGAAAAGTTCTTGGTGTCACCGCCATGCAAAAGCTGCTGGGCAAGACCCGCTTTGAGGAGCTTCTCTCTCCCTACATTGAAAAGCCGCAAGGGAAACCCACGCTCGTGCTGGAGAGCGACAAACGTCCGGCGATGAATACAGCCAAAAACGATTTTATGGAGGAATTTTGATATGTCTAACAACACAACCAGAGCCACCAATCCCATGAAAGTTATCACCGGTCCCGATACCCGTTGGTCTTACGCCAATGTCTGGGAGCCCAAGTCCATCAACGGCGGCGCAGCGAAGTACAGCGTCAGCCTCATCATCCCGAAATCCGATACCAAGACAGTCGCTAAGATCAAGGCGGCAATCGAAGCTGCATACCAGGAGGGTCAGGCCAAGCTGAAGGGCAACGGTCGCTCCGTGCCTCCTCTCGCTGCCATTAAAAATCCGTTGAGAGACGGAGATCTGGAGCGTCCCGACGACCCCGCGTATGCTAACGCATACTTCGTCAACGCCAACTCCGCTACCGCTCCCGGCATCGTGGATGCGGACCGCAACCCCGTGCTGACCCGTTCCGAAGTTTATTCCGGCGTATATGGCCGTGCCAGCATCAACTTCTATGCCTTCAACTCCAACGGAAATAAGGGAATCGCCTGCGGTCTGAACAACCTGCAGCTGATTCGTCCCGGTGAGCCTCTGGGCGGCAAAGCCAGCGCTGAGTCCGATTTCGCAACTGACGATGACGAGGATTTCCTCGGTTAAGACAATGGAGGTAAAAAACTATGACAACGATTCAGACCATTCTCATCACCGCACTCCTGTTCGCCTGGCTGTGCATCAGCATCAGCTTCCTGGTGACTTCCATCCAGTCCTTCGTCTATGACCGCAAACGCGAAAAGCGTGAGCTGGCCCAGGCTGAACGTGACAAGGAATATCATGCCAAGCGCATGGAGGAACTGCTGAACAAGTAATCATCCATCCCCATGGGCGGTAGAGCAATCTGCCGCCCTATCGGGGAATGTGAAAGGACCGGTGAACATGAAAACTCTCTCAATTGATATCGAGACTTACAGCGATCAGCCACTTGCAAAAACCGGCGTATATCGCTATGTGGAGTCTCCCGTATTTGAAATATTGCTTTTCTCCTATAGTGCGGATGGTGGTCCCGTCCAGCTGGTCGATCTGGCCTGCGGAGAGAAGATTCCGACAGACATTCTCGCCGCTCTGGAGGACGATTCTGTTACCAAGTGGGCCTTCAATGCCAGCTTTGAACGCATCTGCCTTTCCCGGTATCTTGGCTATCCCACCGGTGAATACCTTGCTCCGGACTCTTGGAAATGCTCCATGGTCTGGGCTGCCACAATGGGACTGCCGCTTTCCCTGGAAGGCGTCGGTGCCGTGCTGGGTCTGGAAAAGCAAAAGCTGACTGAAGGCAAAGAACTCATCAAGTATTTTTGTCAGCCCTGTGCGCCCACGAAATCCAACGGTCAGCGTACCCGCAACCTTCCGGCCCATGCCCCGGATAAGTGGCTGGCTTTCAAAAAATACAATATCCGTGATGTGGAAACCGAAATGGCTATCCAGGCTCGGCTTTCTAAATTTCCGGTGCCGGACAGCGTATGGGACGAGTACCACCTGGATCAGGAGATCAATGATCGGGGTGTGGGGCTGGATATGGAATTGGTGCGGCAGGCCATTCAGATGGACGGTCGATCCCGCTCCGAACTGACTCATGCCATGAAGGAACTGACCGCCCTGGACAACCCCAACTCCGTCCAGCAGATGAAGCAGTGGCTTTCGGATAATGGCCTGGAAACGGATACCCTGGGCAAAAAAGCCGTGGCTGAAATGCTGAAGACCGCGCCCCCAGAATTGCAGACTGTTCTGACCCTGCGTCAGCAGCTTGCCAAATCCTCGGTGAAGAAATACCAGGCAATGGAGACTGCTGTTTGCGCCGATGGCCGCGCCAGGGGTATGTTCCAGTTCTATGGTGCCAATCGCACCGGAAGATGGGCAGGCCGCATCATTCAAATGCAGAATCTGCCCCAGAACCATTTGAACGACCTCTCTGAAGCCCGAAGCCTTGTCCGCAGCGGTGATTTTGAAGCTGTGGAGATGCTCTATGAGGATGTACCGGACACGTTATCCCAGCTGATCCGCACAGCATTTGTCCCTCAGAACGGCAGGAAATTCATCGTTGCCGACTTCTCTGCCATTGAAGCCCGGGTCATTGCATGGCTTGCCGGGGAGACTTGGCGGCAGGAGGTCTTTGCCGAGGGCAAGGACATCTACTGCGCGTCTGCATCTCAGATGTTCGGCGTTCCGGTGGAAAAGCACGGCATCAACGGTCACCTCCGTCAGAAAGGCAAAATTGCCGAATTGGCCCTTGGCTATGGTGGCTCGGTAGGGGCGCTGAAAGCAATGGGTGCTCTGGAAATGGGCCTGACGGAAGAGGAATTGCCGCCCCTGGTGGCTGCCTGGCGACAGTCCAACCCCAACATTACCAAGCTGTGGTGGGATGTTGACCGCGCCGCTATGGAGGCTGTCCGATACAAGCACACCAATGAAACCCACGGCATTGAATTTTCCTGCAAAAGCGGGATGTTGTTCATCTCGCTCCCTTCCGGCAGACAGCTTGCCTATGTGAAGCCGAAAATCGGAGAGAACAAGTTCGGCGGCGATTGTATCACCTACGAGGGCATCGGCAGTACGAAAAAGTGGGAGCGGCTGGATTCTTACGGTCCCAAGTTCGTGGAAAACATTGTGCAGGCAACCGCCCGAGACATCCTCTGCTATGCCATGAATACGCTCCGTTGCTGCTCCATCGTGATGCACATCCATGACGAGGTAGTCATTGAGGCTGATCCCCGGATGTCCATGCAGGCAGTCTGCGACCAGATGGGCATGACTCCGCCTTGGGCAAAGGGGCTGCAGCTTCGTGCCGATGGCTATGAGACCAATTTTTATAAGAAAGATTAACGAGGTAAATCCCATGAGTATAAACAAATTCAACAGCGAGGGGTATTATGACCCCACTGCCTTCGAGGCAATGTCAGCGGTAGAAAAAGAAGAGAAGGCGCTCCGTGCATTCCGTCCCATCGTGTACATCTGCTCACCCTATGCCGGAGATGTTCCTGCCAATGTCGAAAATGCTCGAAAGTACAGCCGCTTCGCCGTGGATGCCGGATATATTCCCATCGCACCCCACCTGCTGTTTCCGCAGTTTCTGAATGATACCAATCCGAAAGAGCGCCAGCTTGGGCTGTTCTTCGGGAATGCCCTCATGAGCAAGTGCAGCGAGGTGTGGGTATTTGGAGAGCATATCTCAGAAGGCATGGCTGCGGAGATCAAGCGCGCCAAGTGGAAGAATTACAGACTGCGTTATTTTTCTGAAGATTTTAAGGAGGTACACAATGTTTGCAATAACTGAAGGAACCAGAAAGGTTTTCGGAACGGAAATCACCACCTACACCAGAGACGTCGTCAGTGCCAACCTTCTGGAAGTGGAGGCCGGTACAAACGGGTTCCAGGGTGGCGATGCAGGACACGGCAGCCGCGCTTATATCCGCATTGAGAATATGGGCGGCACCGCCATTCAAGTGAACGCACTGGGGCATGACGGCGGGGATGGCTTTGAACTGCATCTCGGCGGCGACTGCGAATTGGAAACCATGATTACGGCACTCAAGTTTATTACGAAAGCCCTGGAAGATGGGGCCAAGGAGGTGTATGACTGATGTTCACGCTGTACAGTGCGGATTATATCAATTCTCCCGGCAACTGCTCCTATCCCCACAAGATCATCGTAACGGATGAGACCACTCTCGCTGCGGCGGTCAGCCACGACTATGTCTGCGCCGAGTATATGAACAGCTACCGCAACGGTGATAATTTCCTCGGCTCCGATTGCCTGCCCGTGGACTGTGACAATGACCACTCCGAGAACCCTGCCGATTGGGTCACCCCGGCAGATGTCCAGGCCGCATTTCCCGGCATCAGTTTTGCGGTGCATTACAGCCGGTTCCATATGCGTGAAAAGAATGGAAAACCCGCCCGGCCTAAGTTCCATGTGCTGTTTCCCATCGAGTACATGACGGACGCTGCCGCTTACAGCGAAATGAAGAAGCTGGTCAATACCATTTTCCCATACTTCGATACCAAGGCGCTGGATGCCGCCCGGTTCTTCTTCGGCACAGCTACCCCAGAGGTGGAAATGTACCCCGGCGAGATGACCTTGAGCGAATATCTTTCCGCTGACGATTTCGATGCGGATCTGCCCGGCGGTTCCCACGGTGGCACGCAGGTTATTCCCGAAGGAAGCCGTAACGCCACTATGTCCCGCTTTGCCGGTCGCGTTATCAAGAAATATGGTGACTGCGAAGAAGCCTTCAACTGCTTTATGGAAGAAGCGGACAAATGCACTCCTCCGCTGGAACAGCAGGAACTGATGACCATTTGGCACTCCGCACAGAAGTTCTATGCCAAGGTTCAACAGCAGGACGGATACGTCCCTCCCGAACTGTACAACGATGATACCTCCTACAAGCCGGACGATTTTTCCGATGTAGGACAGGCCGAGGTGCTGGCAAAGCACTTCTCCGGGGAACTGCGTTATTCTCCGGCAACTCACTACATCCGCTACAACGGTCGGTACTGGCAAGAAACTGAACCCGGCGCACAGGCCGTTGCCCATGAACTGACCCGCCGTCAGATGAGGGAGGCATCCAACGATATGCTCTCGGCCCTCGCCGCACTTAAGGCTTGCGGCGCACAGGAAATCCTGGAAAACACCAGCAAAGCTAAGGCCGAAAGCATGATGAACGATGAACAGCTGGAAGCATACAAGGCATTCCTTGCGGCGAAAGCATATCAGTCCTATGTCATTCAGCGGCGCGCATCCAAAAACATCACCGCCACGCTGAAGGAGTCCCGTCCGATGCTGGAAATCACGCCACAGGATTTGGATGCGAACCCCTTCCTGCTCTGCACCCCGGACGCCACCTATGATCTGCGCCTGGGTATGGCCGGAGCAAGGGAGCATTCCCCAGAGGATTTCATCACCAAGACCACCACAGTCTCTCCCGGTGACCGTGGCAAACAGATCTGGCTGGACTGCCTGGACACCATCTTCTGCGGCGATCAGGAACTCATCGACTATGTGCAGCTGATCTGCGGCCTTGCTGCAATCGGTAAGGTACAGGTCGAGGCCCTCATCATTGCCTATGGCTGTGGCCGCAACGGCAAGTCCACCTTCTGGAACTCCATCTCCCGCGTCATGGGTCTTTACAGCGGCAACATCTCTGCCGACACGCTGACCTTCGGATGCCGCCGCAATGTGAAGCCAGAGATGGCCGAGGTCAAGGGAAAGCGTCTGCTCATCGCAGCAGAGATGCAGGAAGGTGCGCGTCTGAATGACTCTACCGTCAAACAGCTTTGTTCCACCGATGATATCTTTGCCGAAAAGAAATACAAGGACCCGTTCAGCTTCTCTCCCAGCCACAGCCTGGTGCTGTACACCAATCACCTCCCCAGGGTCAGTGCCTCTGACGATGGCACCTGGCGTCGCCTGATCGTGATCCCGTTCAATGCCAAGATTGAGGGCAAGAGCGACATCAAAAATTACGGTGACTACCTGTATCAGAATGCCGCCGAAAGCATTCTCGCCTGGATCATCGAGGGTGCCAAAAAGGTCATTGACCTGGACTACAAATTTCCTGTTCCCGCTATCGTACAGAAAGCCATTGATGATTACCGCAGCCAGAATGACTGGTTTGGCAATTTCCTGGCCGAGAAATGCGATGTGGGCGATGGCTTGAAGGAGAGCTCCAGTGCGCTGTATCAGGCATATCGCAACTACTGTCTGGACTGCAACGAGTATGTGCGCAACACCGCTGACTTCTATCTGGCGCTGGAGAACGCAGGCTTCGAGCGTTTGGTGGTAAGCCGTAAGCGCTATTTTAAGGGCCTGAGCCTGAAGTCCGAGGACGAGGATTTTCTGAACTAAGCGCGGCAATGACAAGGTGTATCAAGGTCATATATAAAAGTTTTCTTAAGGGAAAATTTCAGAAAAAACCATAAGGAAAAGTTTAGGAAAAGACATTGATACACCTTGCACTTTGCCGGAAATCAAGATGGAGAACACATTATGAGAGAAAAAGCAATCGAGCAAAAATTATCCCTGATGGTAAAAAAGCGCGGCGGCATCTGTCCGAAATTCGTGTCTCCCGGATATGATGGGATGCCCGACCGAATCGTGCTGCTGCCGGGTTGCCATTTTGCCTTTGTGGAGGTCAAGGCTCCCGGCAAAAAGCCCCGCCCGCTCCAAATCGCAAGGCACAAATTACTGACCCGCCTCGGCTTCAAGGTCTATGTCCTGGACAACGAAGAACAGATTGGAGGTATCCTGGATGAGATACAAGCCTCATGACTACCAGGCTTATGCCATTGACTACATCGAAACCCACCCCATCGCAGCAGTCCTTTTGGACATGGGCCTTGGCAAAACGAGCATTACGCTGACCGCCATTTTTGACCTGCTGTTTGACAGCTTCGAGGTTCACCGGGTGCTGGTGATTGCACCCCTGCGTGTGGCACGGGACACATGGACGGCTGAAGTGGATAAGTGGGATCACCTTCAGAGCCTCATCTGCTCCGTGGCTGTCGGCACTGAGACAGAACGCAAAGCGGCGCTTATGCGGCAGGCTGACATTTACATCATCAACCGGGAAAATGTCCAGTGGCTCGTTGAGGAAAGCGGCATTCCCTTCACCTTCGACATGATCGTGATTGACGAGCTGTCCTCCTTCAAGAACCACAACACAAAGCGGTTCAAGTCCCTGCTGAAAGTCAGACCCAAGGTCAGCCGCATTGTTGGCCTGACCGGCACTCCCGCCTCCAACGGCCTGATGGATCTGTGGGCAGAGTTCCGCATACTGGACATGGGCCAGCGGCTGGGGCGGTTTATCACCAAGTACCGCACCGACTACTTTATGCCGGACAAACGGAACGGTCAGATCATTTACTCCTACAAACCATTGCCGTATGCGGAGGATGCCATTTACAGGCAGATTTCCGATATCACAATTTCCATGAAGTCCACCGACCACCTGCAGATGCCGGAACTGGTCAGCAGCGAATATATCGTGCGTCTGTCCGATTCCGAACAGGAAGACTATGAGGATCTGAAGCGTGAACTGGTTCTGACCATCCCGGGTGGAGAAATCACTGCTGCCAACGCCGCATCCCTCTCCGGAAAACTGAGCCAGCTTGCCAACGGTGCCATATACGATGATGCCGGTGATGTCCACAACATCCATGACCGCAAGCTGGACGCTTTGGAAGATATCATCGAAGCGGCTAACGGCAATCCGGTTCTGGTGGCCTACTGGTTCAAGCATGATTATGACCGCATTTCGGAACGGCTGAAAAAGTGCCATATCCCGTTTTCCAAGCTGGACACTTCCGACAGCATTCGCAGATGGAACAACGGTGAGATTCCGGTGGCGTTGATCCACCCGGCATCGGCGGGTCATGGTTTGAATCTCCAGTCCGGCGGCTCAACGCTGGTGTGGTTCGGCCTGACCTGGAGTCTGGAACTCTACCAACAGACCGTAGCCCGTCTCTGGCGGCAAGGCCAGACCTCCAAAACCGTGGTGGTGCAGCACATCATCACCAAAGGCACCATTGACGAGCGGATCATGAAGGCACTGCGAAGCAAGGAGCGCACCCAGTCCGCGCTGATTGATGCGGTCAAGGCCGATTTGAAAATCTGAGACAATCTATCGACAACCTAAGACAATCCGTGCCAATCCGAGGATCACAAAATATCGGAGGTACGAATATGGAACCTTATCAGGCATTAGCCAACGCCATCGTAGAACTGGCAGTAAAAGACTACAAGAAAGCCCTCAAACAACACTTCCGTTTTCCCAATAACAAGGATTACGCAAACGAGGTCGCATCATTGGAGCGGTTTTTCCGTTCCGGCTGGTACGGGATGCTGACCAACCTTGACGGCGAAGTCCTTATGACAGGGGTTCGCCGTATGGTGCGACAGGAGGTGGCAGCATGACCGCGAAGGACTTTCTGAACCAGGCTTATCTGTTGGATCAGCGGATAAAAAGCAAATCCGAGCAGATACAGTCCCTGAATGAACTCGCCACCAGCTGTACGGCAACCATGACCGGAATGCCCCACAATCCCAATCGCGGCACTTCCCGGATGGCAGACGCCGTCTGTAAGATCATCGACCTGCAGAACGAGATCGCATCGGATATGGACCGACTGGTTCAGATCAAAAAGGATATCGTGGATGTGATCAGCAAGGTCGAAGATGTGGAACTGCGCATCCTGCTGGAACAGCGGTATCTGTGCGGTGCGACATGGGAGGAAATCACCATGAATCTCTACCACAACCGCCGCTGGATCTTCCGGCTGCATGACAAGGCCCTGGATGCTGTGCAGCAGATTCTTGACGGCAACGAAAGAAGCCACTAAAAGCCACTATAATGCACATTCCCTTTATGATATCATTATAATGCGAAGAAAATGCAGAGAGCCTCATGGGAGCAATCCCGTGGGGCTTTTCTCATGCCCGGATGGAGGTGAACAGATGCCGAGAAAACCAAAGCGCCCCTGCTCCTTTCCTGGCTGCCCCAAATTGACAGACGGAAGATTCTGTGAGGAACACGCCAAACTGGAAGCCCAGCGGTATGAAAAATATGACCGCAACCCAGAAACCAAGCGTCGGTATGGTCGTGCCTGGAAACGCATCCGCGACAGTTATGCCGCCGCCCATCCGCTGTGTGAACTGTGTCTGAAGGAAGGACGGTATGTGAAAACCGAGGAGATCCACCATATCAAACCGCTGTCGGAAGGCGGCACTCACGCACGGGAGAATCTGATTGCCCTCTGTAAGCCCTGCCATGCCAGAATCCACGCTCAGCACGGTGACCGATGGCACAACCGCTGACCCCCAGGGGCGGTCAAAATCTCCAGGCGGCAAGGCCCTGGGAACGGGCGTGGGGTCACGCGTACAAAATCGCATAAGTTTTCGGGGGAATAGCCCCCTGACGGAAAGAAGGTGTACAGAATGGGCCAGCGAGGACCCAAACCAGGCACCGGAGGCAGGCCGAAAAAGGCCATCGCGGATAAGATCACGGACGGCAATCCCGGCAGACGACCGCTGACTGTTATCGATTTTGGTGACAGCGCGGCTGACCTTGAGGGTCAGGAAATGCCGAAGCCGTCCGAATTCCTGTCCGCCCGGCAGAAAGACGGCTCCACCCTCTGTGCCGCAGAAATCTATGAAAATGTGTGGAACTGGCTGAAGGATCGGGGCTGTGTGGCTCTGGTCAATCCGCAGCTCATCGAGCGATACGCCATGGCCAGCGCCCGGTGGATTCAGTGTGAGTCTATCACCAGCGAACTGGGCTTTCTGGCAAAGCACCCCACCACGGGTGCCGCCATCCAGTCGCCCTATGTGGCCATTGCGGATAAATACATGACCCAGGCCAACCGCCTGTGGTCGGAAATCTATCAGATCGTACGGGAGAACTGTACCGGCGAATACAACGGAGCCAATCCCCAGGACGATGTCATGGAACGATTGCTTCGCGCAAGGAAAGGAACGATGTGAATGTTTGAGAAAGTGAACCCTTCCCATCCAGACAAGCTGGCCGACCGCATTGCCGGTGCCCTGGTGGATTACGCCTACACCAAAGAGCATGACCCAAGAATCGCTGCGGAAGTTCTGCTCGGCCACGGCAAGTGCCATATCATTGCGGAAACCTCCGTGCATATTCCCACGGATGTTGTGGTGGCTGCGGTCTACCGCATTGCCGGATGGCATGAGGTGGATTATGTAGAAGTGCCGCAGGACAATCATCTTTCTGAGAATCAGGCAGATGGCATCCGCTGCGGCGACAACGGCATCTTCAAGGGAATGCCCGTAACCGAGGAGCAGAAAACCCTCTCCCACATTGCCCACATCATCTACGGCGAGTATGAGTCCGACGGCAAGTACATTCTGGACGGTATCCGCCTGATCATCTGCCAGAGCAATGCGGACGCAGATGAGTTGGAATGCTGGTATCCCGGTGCGGAGATCAATCCCCTGGGAGACTGGACCGGCGGTACCAATGTGGACACCGGAGTCACCAACCGCAAGCTGGGCAGTGACATGGCCGACTCCGTGACCGGCGGCGGTCTGCATGGTAAAGATCTCAGCAAGGCCGATGTGTCCGTCAACATCTACGCATGGCTGCTGGCCCAGAAAACCGGGAACCCCGTGGAACTCTGCTGCGCCATCGGGGATGATACCGTGGGAGGCATTCCATATTCTGAAATCGTGGAAACGGCAAGAGACTTCATCTGCCAGATTGGCGGGTTTGAGAAGTTCGCCGAGTGGGGTCTGGTATGAACATTGAGAAGAAAAATGTAAAAGACCTACTCCCGGCAGATTACAATCCCCGCAAGGATCTCAAGCCGGGTGATGTGGAATACGAAAAGCTGAAACGCTCCATTGAACAGTTCGGCTATGTGGAGCCGGTAATCTGGAACAAGACCACTGGGCGTGTGGTCGGCGGTCACCAGCGGCTCAAGGTGCTCATTGACATGGGCATCACGGAAGTGGAATGCGTTGTGGTGGAACTGGATGAGGAAAAAGAAAAGGCCCTCAACATTGCTCTCAACAAAATCTCCGGTGACTGGGACAAGGACAAGCTGGCATTGCTGATTGCTGATCTGCAGGGCGCGGATTTTGATGTTTCCCTCACTGGTTTTGAGCCTGCCGAGATTGATGCACTTTTCAAGGATACGCTGAAGGACGGCGTTAAAGAGGATGATTTCGATGTGGACGCGGAACTTCAGAAGCCCACCATCACCAAACCGGGCGATGTGTGGACACTGGGCCGCCACCGCCTGGTCTGCGGGGACAGCACGCAGCCTGAAACCTATGCCCACCTGATGGGTGATACCAAAGCGAACCTCATCATCACCGACCCTCCGTACAATGTGAACTATGAGGGTTCTGCCGGGAAGATCAAAAACGACAATATGGCATCCGAAAAGTTCTATCAGTTCCTTCTGGATGCCTTCACCTGCATGGAAAGCGTGCTGGCGGATGACGGCAGCATCTATGTGTTCCATGCGGACACCGAGGGACTGAATTTCCGCAGGGCGTTTGGCGATGCGGGTTTTTATTTGTCCGGCTGCTGTATCTGGAAAAAGCAGTCCCTGGTTCTGGGCCGCTCCCCGTATCAGTGGCAGCATGAGCCGGTGCTGTACGGATGGAAAAAGAAAGGCAAGCACCAGTGGTACACCGGACGCAAAGAGTCCACCATCTGGGAGTTCGACAAGCCCAAGAAGAACGGCGATCATCCGACCATGAAGCCCATCCCGCTTCTGGCTTATCCCATTATGAACTCCAGCATGAGCAATGCCATGGTACTGGACCCCTTCGGCGGTTCCGGCAGCACGCTGATTGCCTGTGAACAGACCGACCGCATCTGCCGCACCATCGAACTGGATGAAAAGTTCTGCGATGTTATTGTGAAGCGGTATATCGAGCAGGTCGGCAGCGCGGATGGTGTATCTGTCCAGCGGGATGGGCTGACCTATCGATATGATGAAGTTGCCGCAGAGTCCTCCATGACGTAATTGGTAATTTACACTGCTCTGAGGGAACATCTTTGTCAGATTTATACCTCCGAAATTACTTGATAATCTGTGCGTTCAGAGTGATATATGTAGTACCAAATCAAAGGAGGTACGCATTATGCAAATTGAATTCAACAAAACCGGCGCAGAACGCAAGGCTCTTGTAAGTGCCATATCGTCCATTACCGGTGAAAAGGCTGTCTACCAGTTTATGCCGACCTGCGCATATAAAATCGGTAACTTTACGGTGACCAAGGACGGAGCCCTGGAGTTCGATGACCGGATCGACAGCGAGGATGTAGAAACTCTTCTGGACCAGCTTGCCCAGCAGGGATTCACCGCTGCCGAGACCAACATGGCTGAACCGGAAGAACCTATGGGGCTTACCATTTCTGTTCCGTTGGACAAGGTGAACTGCGGCAACCTGACCCGCCTGCTGGAAGCCAAGGGCGGTCTTATCCGCAAGGCTCTGGGTGTGGCCGAACTTCCCATCGAAATCAGCGAGGACAAGGTTTCTTTCCCTTGGTTTTCCACGCTGCCGGAGCCGGAAGAATGCGAAGCCTACTCCCATTTTATCTGCGCACTCTGCGAGATGAGTGTTACGCAGAAACGGGTTAATGCCTCCGAGAAGGAAGTGGACAACGAAAAATACGCTTTCCGCTGCTTCCTCCTCCGGCTTGGCTTCATCGGAAACGAGTACAAAAGCCAGCGAAAAATCCTGCTCCGCAATCTGACCGGCTCCAGCGCATTCAAGTCCGGCTCCAGGAAGGAGGTGGCAACTGATGCGGTTTCCGAGTAAGGCTACGGTAGAATTGCTTCGCAACCGGTATCCGGTGGGTACCCGGGTGGAACTGGTTCAGATGGATGACCCGCAGGCTCCTCCCGTCGGCACGAAAGGTACGGTCAGAGGCGTCGATGACATCGGCAGCATCATGGTTGCCTGGGACAATGGCTCCGGCCTGAGCGTAGCATATGGGGCGGATATTTGCCGAAAGGTTGGTGACACAGATGCCTGATGATGTTCTGGAAGATCTGTTCTTCGGAAAGATCGACCCCTGGGAAAACCGCCCCAGCAACATGGAGGAGTTTCAACTTCTCAATCAGAAAATGAGCAGGCTCAGCGATGCCCTGGATGAACTGCTGGATGATGAAGCAAAATCGCTGCTCGACCAGTACCTTTCCTCCCGTGCCAGCATGGAAACGCTGCTTTCCTGCGACAGCTTCAAGACCGGATTCCGGCTGGGGGCGCAGATCATGATGGCGGTGTATAAAAAGCCGTAATCTACACAGTTTTCCAGCGGATAGTTTGGTACATATATGGCTTCAAATTGACTTGCTATTATGCGGATTCAGAGCGAATATGTGTACACCGAAAGGGAAAAACACACAAAACACGGAGGAAAACACCATGAAAAAGATTACAGCATTTGAAAACGCCATTGCTAACCAGGTCAAGGACATCCGCGCCGAGGGCATCAACGCCACCGCCTTCTGGGCTTATCGCCGCAGCGAGGACGCCGGAAACGACCTCATCGACTTCTCCGAGGTCATTTGGGACGAGGACATCGACCCCATTGCCGAGACTTTCCGGGAGAACGGCATCACCGAGTTCACCATCAGCAGCACCTTCTCCGGACTGATCCCCACCCTGGCGGCTTTCGAGAAGCACGGCTTCAAGATGGCGGGCATCACCGAGGTCAACGCCACCTACACCGACTGGCAGACCAATCAGCGCGCCAGAATCCCCGCCATCCGCATGGTTCAGGATTAACTTTTCCCCCAGCACAGCAAGGGAGCCGGACGGCTCTTTTGCTCGTATATCGCTGTATTTCCCACAGGATACGCCCTGTATCTTTGTGTACATTATGGCTCAGATTCTACTTGCTATATAGGCCAAGTAGAGCGAATATGTATACACCGAAAGGGAAAACAAACGAAAAACGGAGGAAAACACCATGAAAAACGAAGGCATCAAGAGAACCGAAACATACACCGAGAATAAGGCAGCCTGCTACCGCTTGCCCAACACTACCACGATGGAGAACCTTTCCATGCAGGTTTCCGCAGGTGAAGGCGCGGTTCTCAAGATGGGTGACAAGGTTCTGGTCACCGACGCAGCCTGGAAGGGCTTCATCGCCGGGGTTTACGAGTTCATTGAAACACCGGAGGAAACCGGCTTCGGTTACATCGAATGCCGCCTGAACCTCATCGCCATGAGCGCAGAACTTTTCGAAGACGGCGGTCACGCCATCGCCTGGGCGATGAACGCATAAGCAGGCCGAAACAGAAAGTTCCGGGAATGGAGCCGAGAGGCTCTGTTCCTCGTATACGGATTTCATATATTTATATGTTTTTGCAAGTCGCACCGCTGTCGGTGACGACTATTTTTTATACCCATTTTCAGGAGGTGACCCCATGCGCAAGCTGAAGAAATACAAGCCGACCCCTTTCATGGCAGAGGGGTCCCATTACGATAAAGCGGCTGCGGACTACGCCGTAATGTTCATCGAAAGCCTGTGCCACACCAAAGGCACCTGGGCCAGAAAGCCCTTTGAACTGATCGACTGGCAGGAGCAGATTATCCGGGACATCTTCGGAACGCTGAAGCCCAACGGCTATCGGCAGTTCAATACCGCATACATTGAGATTCCCAAGAAGCAGGGCAAGTCCGAACTGGCTGCCGCCGTCGCGCTTCTGCTGACCTGCGGTGACGGTGAGGAACGCGCTGAAGTCTATGGCTGTGCCGCCGACCGGCAGCAGGCATCCATCGTGTTCAATGTAGCAGCGGATATGGTTCGGATGTGCCCGGCACTTTCCAAACGGGTCAAGATCCTCGACTCCCAGAAGCGCATCATCTACCAGCCCACCGGGAGCATCTATCAGGTGCTGTCCGCTGATGTGGGCAACAAGCACGGCTTCAACACCCATGGCGTGGTATTTGACGAACTCCACACCCAACCCAACCGCAAGCTGTACGATGTCATGACCAAAGGCTCCGGCGATGCCCGGATGCAGCCGCTGTATTTCCTCATTACCACCGCCGGGAACGATACGAACTCCATCTGCTATGAAGTTCATCAGAAAGCCAAGGACATTCTGGAAGGCCGCAAAACCGATCATACCTTCTATCCGGTGATTTACGGCGCGGATGAGGGTGACGACTGGACAGACCCGGAGGTTTGGAAAAAGGCCAACCCCTCCCTGGGCATCACAGTCGGCATCGACAAGGTACAGGATGCCTGCGAATCGGCAAAACAGAATCCCGGTGAGGAAAACGCCTTTCGTCAGCTGCGTCTGAACCAGTGGGTCAAACAGGCCGTCCGCTGGATGCCCATGGACAAGTGGGACAAGTGCGCGTTCCCGGTCAACGAGGATGATCTGGAAGGCCGGGTCTGCTACGGCGGTCTGGACTTGTCCTCCACCACGGATATCACGGCATTCGTACTGGTGTTCCCGCCCCAGGATGAGGACGGTAAATATATGGTGCTTCCGTACTTCTGGATACCAGAAGACAATCTCGATCTCCGCGTTCGGCGCGACCATGTGCCTTATGATGTCTGGGAGCGCCAGGGAACGCTGCAGACCACCGAGGGCAATGTGGTTCACTACGGCTACATTGAGAAATTCATTGAGCGGCTGGGCGAACGCTTCAACATCCGGGAGATTGCCTTTGACCGCTGGGGTGCTGTGCAGATGGTTCAGAATCTGGAGGGTATGGGCTTCACGGTGGTTCCATTCGGGCAGGGCTTCAAGGATATGTCACCTCCCACCAAGGAACTGATGAAGCTGGTGCTGGAGGAGAAGATCGCCCACGGTGGTCACCCGGTGCTGCGCTGGATGATGGACAACATCTTCATCCGCACCGACCCGGCTGGCAACATCAAGCCGGACAAGGAAAAATCCACGGAGAAGATCGACGGCGCGGTAGCCACCATTATGGCTCTGGATCGCGCGATCCGCTGTGGCAATGATACGGGTGCTTCCGTCTACGATGATCGGGGCATCCTTTTTATATGAAGGGAGTGATTTCCTATGGGCATTTTATCCGGACTATTCCATTCCCGGGATAAGCCCACTAACAGCACCAACGGCAGCGGTTACCGATTCTTCCTCGGGCAGTCCACCTCGGGCAAGCCAGTGAATGAACGCTCCGCCATGCAGATGACGGCGGTCTACGCCTGCGTCCGCATTCTGTCCGAAGCCATCGCCGGTCTGCCTGTACACCTGTATCAGTACCGGGAGGGCGGAAGTAAGGAAAAGGCGCTGAAGCATCCGCTGTACCGCATTCTCCATGACGAGCCGAACCCGGAGATGACCAGCTTTGTGTTTCGGGAAACCGCCATGTCCCATCTGCTGCTGTGGGGCAACTCCTACTCCCAGATTATCCGAAACGGGAAAGGCGAGGTCGTTGCGTTGTACCCGCTGATGCCCAACCGCATGACCGTTGACCGGGACGATATGGGCCACCTCTACTACCAGTATCAGGTGCAGGATTCCGATACGCCGACCATGAAGGACGGCACGGTGATTCTGAAGCCCTCCGATGTGCTGCACATCCCGGGCCTGGGCTTTGACGGTCTGGTGGGATACAGCCCCATTGCCATGGCGAAGAATGCCATCGGTATGGCAATTGCCTGTGAGGAGTACGGAGCCAAGTTTTTCGCCAACGGCGCGACTCCCGGCGGCATTCTGGAGCATCCGGGGACAGTCAAAGACCCCGCCCGTGTCCGTGACAGCTGGAACGCGGCCTTCGGGGGCAGCGGCAATGCCAATAAGGTGGCTGTGCTGGAAGAAGGCATGAAATACACGCCCATCTCCATCTCCCCGGAACAGGCGCAGTTCCTCGAAACCAGAAAATTTCAGATTGACGAAATCGCTCGGATTTTCCGGGTCCCGCCCCACATGGTCGGTGATCTGGAGAAATCGAGCTTTTCCAATATTGAGCAGCAGTCGCTGGAATTTGTGAAATACACGCTGGAGCCGTGGATCGTGCGCTGGGAGCAGGCCATCAACCGGGCACTGCTTTCGGAGAAAGAAAAGGAATCGTATTTCGTGAAGTTCAACGTGGACGGTCTGCTGCGCGGCGACTATGAGAGCCGGATGAACGGCTACGCCACCGCCAGACAGAACGGCTGGATGTCTGCCAACGACATCCGGGAACTGGAAAACCTGGACCGCATCCCTGCCGAACTCGGCGGTGACCTATATCTCATCAACGGAAACATGACCAAGCTGCAGGACGCGGGTATCTTCGCGGGAAAGGAGGAAACCGAAAATGAAGAAGTTTTGGAACTGGACGAATCTGACTCCAACGGAGACGGAACCGGAGCAGCGGATTCTCACGCTGAACGGCACCATCGCCGAGGAAAGCTGGTTTGACGATGATATCACGCCCCAGCTGTTCCGGGAGGAACTGAATGCCGGGAGCGGCGATATCACAGTCTGGATCAACAGCCCCGGCGGCGACTGTGTGGCTGCGGCTCAAATCTACAATATGCTCATGGATTACAGAGGCAGCGTGACCGTTAAGATTGACGGCATCGCTGCCTCTGCCGCATCCGTCATTGCCATGGCTGGCACCAGGGTGCTGGTGTCTCCTGTGTCGATGATGATGATCCACAATCCCGCCACCATGGCTATGGGCGATGCCGCAGAAATGCAGAAAGCCATCGCCATGCTGGACGAGGTGAAGGAATCCATCATCAACGCCTATGAGATCAAGACTGGCATGAGCCGCGCCAAGCTGTCCCACCTGATGGATGCGGAAACCTGGATGGACGCCCACACGGCGGTCGACCTGGGCTTTGCCGATGAGATTATGACCCGTCCGGCAGACGCTGGCGCGGAGAATCACGTCACCGGGCCGATGCTGTTTTCCCGGGCGGCGGTGACCAACCACCTGATGGACAAACTGGCAGCAAAGTGCCGCATCGAAAAGAAGCCCACCCAACCGGAACGCTCCGTGGATGATCTCATGGAGCGGCTCAATCTGATGAAACATTAAGGAGGATATTGATTATGACGATTCAGGAACTGCGCGAAAAGCGCAACACCGCATGGAATGCCGCCAAGGCATTTCTGGATTCCCATCGTACCGAGAAGGGTACCCTGACCGCCGAGGACGATGCCACTTATACCCGCATGGAGCAGGACATCGCCAATCTCGGCAAGGAAATCGCTCGTCTGGAACGGCAGGAGGCGCTGGATGCGGAACTCAGCAAGCCCGTGAATGCACCCCTCACTTCCAAACCTACCACCGGAAAGCAGCCGGAGGTCAAGACCGGGCGTGCGTCTGACGAATACCGCAAGGGAATGCTGACCGCCCTGCGCACCAACTTCCGTCAGGTCAGCAACGTTCTGCAGGAAGGCGTGGATGCCGATGGCGGCTACCTCGTGCCCGAGGAGTATGACCGCCGCCTGATTCAGACCCTGTCTGAGGAGAACATCATGCGCCGCCTGGGCCACGTGATCACCACTTCCGGTGAGCACAAGATCAATATCGCGGCCACCAAGCCTGCCGCCGCATGGATCGAGGAAGGCGGTGCGCTCCAGTTCTCTGATGCCACCTTTGCCCAGATCCTGCTGGATGCCCACAAGCTGCACGTTGCCATCAAGGTGACTGAGGAGCTGCTCTATGACAGCGCTTTCAATCTGGAAAGCTACATCATCGAGCAGTTTGGCAAGGCGCTGGCCAATGCCGAGGAGGATGCCTTCCTCAACGGCACCGGCGTTGGTCAGCCCCTGGGCCTGTTCGCAGAAGTCGGCGGCGGTCATGTAGCCGGTACGCTTTCTGCCGCACTGAAGGCGGACGATGTGCTGGGCCTCATCTATGAACTCAAGCGCCCCTACCGCAAGAATGCGTCTTTCATTATGAACGACAAGACCGTGGCGCAGATCCGCAAGTTTAAGGACAACAACGGAGCCTACATCTGGCAGCCGTCCTATCAGGCGGGTGAGCCTGACCGCATTCTGGGCTACAGCGTTCATACCTCCGAGTATGTGCCGGAGAACGCCATCGCCTTTGGCGACTATAGCTACTACAACATCGGAGACCGTGGCACCCGTTCCTTCAAGCAGCTGACCGAACTGTTCGCCGGAAACGGCATGATCGGCTATGTGGCCAAGGAACGTGTGGACGGCAAGCTGATCCTGCCCGAGGCGGTGCAGATTCTGAAGCTGAAGACCGAATGACCCTGATTACGGCGGTGCCGCTCTCACGGGTGGTACCGCCAATCTTTTATGACCGAGGTGGTGACGAGATATGATTGTGTCCCTTGATGAAATGAAACAGTATCTCCGGGTGGACTTCGAAGATGACGATGCCATCATCACCGCCCTTATCACAGGAGCCGAAAAGCTGTGTGCGGATATTCTCCGGGCGGACAGTACCGATGTTCTGACCCAGGTAGAGAACGGCAGGGTGGCGGTCATGTACACGGTAGCCTATTTCTACGAACATCGGGAGGAAGCCGACCATCACGCCCTGACCCTGACCCTCCGTTCTCTGCTCTTCGGTTCCCGGAAGGAGGCCTTCTGATGAAGATTGAACTGCTGAATGTCCGCATCTACCTCAGTAAAAACACGGTGACGGTGGATTCTATCGGCAATCACAAAAACGAGTGGGAGCCCTACTACACCTGCTATGCCACGGTCAGTGCCGAGGGCGGCAAGGAAATGACCGATGCCGGGATGGAGGTGGACGATTCCACCATTGATTTTACCATCCGCTGGTGCAGGCAGTCCGCCGCGATTACCTCCACAAGCTACCGGGTTCAGTTCCAGGATGAACTTTACGACATTCTTTCAGTCGATCACATGAATTTCAAGCGCAAGGGTATCAAGCTACACTGCCGGAAAGTGAGACGATGATATGGCAAATACGAAGATTTCCATTGATTCGCTCTCCGAAACCGTCATGAAGGAACTGAACGAGTATGCCGATGTGGCCTGTGATGAGATGAAGGACGCAGTGAAAAGTTCCAGCAAGCTGGTGAAGGATCAGATCAAGGCCACCGCGCCCAGGGAGACTGGAGCCTATGCGAAAAGCTGGTCTACCAAGAACACCCGGGAGACCGCCCACTCTCTTGAGGTGACCGTGTATTCCCGCAACCGCTATCAGCTGGCGCATCTGCTGGAGCACGGTCATGCCAAGCGCGGCGGTGGCAGGGTCCCGGGCCGGAGCCACATCGCCCCGGCAGAACAGGCTGGCATCGACCAGCTGGAGAAAGACATCGAAAGGAGCCTGCGGCATGGATAAGCTGGTACAAATACTGACGGAATCCGGGCTGCCCTTTGCCTATGACCATTTCGCGGAGGGCGAGTCCCCGGAGCCGCCGTTTGTCTGTTATCTGCTCCCGGGCAGCGACAACTTCGCCGCTGACGGAGCAGTCTACTATAAAATCTCCGAAGTTCATATCGAACTGTACACCGATTGCAAGGACTTGTCGGTGGAACAGCAGCTGGAGGCTGTGCTGGATCGGCACTGCATTTTTTATGAGAAAACTGAAACCTGGATAGAGAGCGAACGGCTCTATGAAGTCCTGTACTACTTTGAAATGGAGGTTTGACCGCGATGAGCAATAAAGTCAAATACAATCTGAAGAATGTTCATGCCGCCAAGCTGACCGAAACGGTCGTGGACGGTGTGACCACCTTTACCTATGATCCCCCAAAGGCTATTCCCGGCGCTGTCAGCCTGAGTCTGGATGCGGAGGGTGATTCCTCTCCCTTCTATGCGGACGGCATCGTGTATTTCCGCACCAGTTCCAACAACGGCTACAGCGGCGATCTGGAGATGGCCCTCATCCCGGAGTGGTTTCGCACCGAAATCCTGCGGGAAAAGCTGGACTCGAAGGGCGTGCTGGTGGAAAAGTCCGACGTCACCGAGACGGAGAAGTTTGCGCTCCTGTTTGAGTTTGACGGCGATGTGAAGGCCATTCGTCATGTGCTGTACAACTGTAGCGCATCCCGTCCTTCCATCGAGTCCAAGACCAAGGAGGACACCATCGAGCCGGGTACGGAAACCCTGTCCCTAACCGCCGATCCCCGCAGCGATGGCCTGGTCAAGAGCCGCACCGGCGATACCACGGACAAGACTGCCTATGACAACTGGTACAAGGAAGTCTATGTCCCCGATGAGGAGGTGGCCTGATTATGCTGGAGAAAACCGTGAAGATTGGCGATAAAGAGGTCAAGTTCCGCTCCTCCGCCACCATCCCCCGTTTGTACCGCATCAAGTTCAAGCGGGATATTTTTAAGGATCTGTCCAGGCTGGAGGCTTCCTACAGCAAGAAGAAAAATGAGGACGGCTCCTTTGCCATCGAGGATCTGGAGATCTTCGAGAATGTGGCCTACATCATGGCCTACCATGCCGACCACTCCATCCCGGACAACATTGATGACTGGCTCGACCAGTTTGAAATGTTCTCCATCTATGAAGTGCTGCCGGAAATTCTGGAACTGTGGGGTTCCAATCTGGTGACCGATGTGGCTTCTAAAAAAAACTCCAGCGCAGCAGCCGTGAAATGACCACGGCCCTGTTCCTCCTGCGGTGCACCGAGATCGGCATCTCCATCGCTGACCTTGACCTCCTCACCATAGGCCTTGTGATGGATATGTGGACGGAGAAAGGCAACGATGGCGTGGCCTATGACAAGGTGGCATCGCAGGAGGATTTTGATCGGTTCTAAGGAGGTGACGCTTTTATGGCAAGCAGAATCAAAGGTATTACCGTTGAGATTGGCGGCGATACCACAGGACTGGACAAGGCGCTGAAAAGCGTCAACTCGTCCATCAAGACCACCCAGTCCGGTCTGAAGGATGTATCCAAGCTGCTGAAGCTGGACCCGACCAATACGGAACTGCTGACGCAGAAACAGAAACTGCTCAAGGACGCCATCGGCTCCACCAAGGAGAAGCTGGATGCTCTGAAACTGGCCCAGGAGCAGGCCAAAGCCCAGCTGGAAAGCGGCGACCTGGGGCAGGATAAATACGATGCCCTCCAGCGGGAGATCATCGAAACCGAGCAGGAACTGAAACGTCTGCAGGAACAGGCCATTGAATCCAATGCGGCTCTGGCTAAAATCGAGGATGTCGGTGATAAACTGCAAACTGCCGGGGACAAAATCTCCGGTGTCGGACAGCAGCTGCTCCCGGTGACCGCCGCTGTAACGGGACTGGGTACCGCCGCCGTAAAGACCACGGCGGACTTCGACACCTCCATGAGCCAGGTGCAGGCCACCATGGGCATCACCAAGGACGCAGTATCCGAACTGAACGGCGAATCCGTCAATACGGTAGAAGCTCTCCGCGCCCTTGCCAAGCAGATGGGTTCTGAAACGGCCTTCTCTGCCAGTGAGTGTGCGGATGCCATGAACTATCTGGCACTGGCCGGTTACGATACGCAGGAAATTTACGATACGCTGCCCACCGTGCTGAATCTCGCTGCGGCTGGCGGCATCGACCTGGCTTCCGCTTCGGATATGGTCACAGATGCCATGTCCGCTCTCGGGATGGAAACCAGCGAAGCGGATACCATGGTGGATCAGATGTCCAAGACGGCATCCACCACCAATACCTCCGTTGCCCAGCTGGGTGAAGCCATCCTGACCATCGGCGCAACCGCCAAGACGGTCAAGGGCGGCACAGCGGAACTGAATGCCGCTCTGGGCATCCTCGCCAACAATGGCATCAAGGGTGCGGAGGGCGGTACCCATCTGCGAAATGTAATTCTTGCCCTGCAAAGCCCCACGGACAAAGCCGCAGCCTGTATGGAGAGCCTTGGCGTGGAGGTCTACGACTCCGAGGGCAATATGCGTTCCCTCAACGATATTCTGGGGGATTTGAATACCAGTATGGACGGGATGACTTCCGCTGAAAAGCAGAACATCATCTCGTCCATTTTCAATAAAACCGATCTGGCCGCTGTCAATTCGCTGCTGGCGAACACAGGAGATACCTGGGACAGTCTCCAGCAGTCCATTACGGAAAGCGGCGGTGCGGCCCAGCAGATGGCGGATACCCAGCTGGACAACCTGTCCGGTCAGATCACCATTCTGAAATCCGCTCTGGAGGGTCTGGCCATTTCCTTCGGCGAAATCCTTATGCCGAAGATCCGTGCAGCGGCAAAGAAAATCCAGGAATTTGTGGACAAGCTGAACGGCATGAACGATGAGCAGAAGGAAACCGTGGTAAAAATTGCTGCGGTAGTCGCTGCCATCGGTCCCATGCTCATCCTCTTCGGCAAGGTAACTTCCACGGTTGGCACAGCCATGAAGGGCTTTTCCGGGCTGACGAAGGGCATCGCCAAGCTGGGCGTAAAGATCGCCGGGAGCAGCGGCTCCATCACAGGACTGGGAAGTGCGCTTGGGGCCGTGGCCGGGCCGGTGCTTGCCGTGGTGGCGGTGATCGGCACGCTGGCAGCCGCCTTTGCAACGCTCTGGAAAACCAACGATGAATTTCGTGAAAATATCATCGGCACATGGAATCAGATCAAAGAAACCGTCAGCGGCTTCTGTCAGGGCATCGTTGACCGGCTGAACAGCCTGGGTTTTGAATTTGAAAGCATTACCGAAGTGCTGTCCGCTGTATGGCAGGGGTTCTGCAATCTTCTCGCTCCGGTTTTTGAGGGTGTGTTCAACCACATCGCCAATACACTGTCCACGGTTCTGAATGTTATTCTTGGGATCGTGGATGTATTCATTTCCGTATTCCAGGGCGACTGGTCCGGTGCGTGGGAGGCCGTGAAGGGAATCTTCACCACTATGTGGGAAGGGCTGGTCAGCTGGTTTGAGAATATTCTGGGTACGCTCAAGGGCGTGGCGGATGTGGTGCTGGGATGGTTTGGCACCAGCTGGGATGAGGTGTGGAACGCTGTATCCACAACCTTCACAAATATCTGGAACGGTATCATCACCTTCTTCTCGAATACCTGGGAAACCATCAAAAACGTGGTCAGTGTGGGCATCCAGTTCATTGGCTCTCTGCTGGAGGCGGCATGGGATATCATCACGCTGCCGTTCCAGCTGATCTGGGAGAACTGCGGCGATACCATCACCAGCATCTGGGAAACCATCAAAACCACGGTGGGCAGCGCCATCAACGCCGTCTCCACTACGCTGTCCACTGTGATGAACGCCATCCAGACAACCATCAGCACCATTTGGACTGCCATCAGCACAAAGATCAGCACGGTGGTGGGCGGCATCAAAACGACCGTGTCCACTGTGTTTAACGCAATCAAAACCACGGCCACCACCATCTGGAACGGCATCAAGACCTCCATCTCCACGGTGGTGGATGGGGTCAAAACCAAGGTGACCACGGTGTTCAATTCCGTGAAAAGCACCCTGTCCTCGGTGTTCAGCAGCATCAAGAGTACCGCCACCTCGGTGTGGAACGGGATCAAGAGCGCCATTACCGGGCCGATTGACCAGGCCAAGACGCATATCAGCAATGCGCTGAACAGCATCAAGAATTTCTTTGCCAACTGTAAGCTGTCCTTGCCGCATATCAAGATGCCCCACTTCAGTATCTCCGGCAGCTTCTCTCTGAACCCGCCCAGTGTACCGCACCTTTCTGTGTCCTGGTACAAGGAGGGCGGCATCATGACTGACCCGACCCTGTTCGGCTTCAACGGCTCCAGTCTTATGGCTGGCGGTGAAGCGGGGCCGGAAGCCATTCTGCCGCTGAAGGGCTTTTACACCAAGCTGGAAGCCATGCTGGACAGCAAGCTGAATATAAGCGGCATGGAGAAATATCTGGCGGTTATTGCCCGGAACAGTGAGAAGGGCATCTATCTGGACGGCAGCACCCTGGTGGGCAAGCTGGCACCCGGCATGAACCGGCAGCTGGGCATTCTGGCCGCACAGGAGGTGTACCGATGAGTACCATGACAAACGGTGCCACCATTACGGTGATTGCTACCGGAAAAAGCTATCATACCCTCCGGGACTGGGGCCTTGCCATCGGGAACAACAACTGCATTGGCACCCCGGTTCAGGAGACCTTTTATCTGGATGTCCCCGGTGCGGACGGCTTTCTGGATTATTCCGAAGCCCTCACCGGGCGTCCCATTTTCAAGCAGCGTCCCATTGAGATCATCCTGGGCGGCAAGATGGACAGACGCATCTGGAACTCCTTTATTTCCAGTATCCGAATCCTGCTTCACGGCAAGCGGGTGCGGATTGTCTTTGACGATTTCCCCGGCTACTACTGGGAAGGCCGCGCCGAGGTGACGGAGTTTGACCGGGTGCGGGAAATCGGCACCTTCAAGCTGTCCATCCCCCAGGCAGACCCCTATGGCTACAGTCTCAATGACAACAGCACCCCAAACTGGCTGTGGAATCCTTTTGATTTTGAACTGGGTGTCATTGACGATCCCATTCAAATTACGCTCACGGCAGACAGCCCTACTGCTGCCTGTACCATCCCGCACAGCGCAGTGCCCTTTGTGGTCAGCGTGGTGGTTTCTGAGATTGGAGAAACCGGGCTGAAGATGACGGTGGATGGAGACGATTATCTCCTGCAAAAGGGCGAGAACCGTCTTGCCGAGCTGCTGGTGGGCGACAGCGATCTGACGCTGAATTTTTCCGGGCGCGGCAGTCTGTGTGTTTACTTCCGAAGGAGGGTGATCTGATGTACAAAGTCAAGCTGGACGGCTATGTGCTGTATCACGCAGACCACCCCTCCGCCATGCTGACCGACCCGGTTCTGGAGCTGGAGCCGGGGTACGCCGGTGTGTTTACGGCAACGGTCCCGCCGGACAACCCGCTCTACGACCGCATCTGCTGCCGGAAATCCATGGTTTCCGTATTCCGTAACAACAGGGAGATTTTTTACGGTGAGGTGCGGAAGGTCCCCAATATTGACCGCTACCGGAACAAGCAGATCTACTGCACCGGGGCGCTGAGTTTTCTGGCGGATTCCATCCAGCCCCAGGCGGAGTACCACGATATTTCCCCGGCAGCACTGCTGGGAAAGATGTTGGAAATCCACAACAGTCAGGTGGAGACGCGCAAGCAGATCAAGCTGGGCTATGTCTCCGTCACCGACCCCAACAACAGCCTCTACCGCTACACCAACTACGAAAACACACTGGAAGCCATCCGGGAGAAGCTGGTGAATCGGCTGGGCGGATATCTGCGGCTGCGCCATGTGGATGACCAGCTGATCCTGGATTGGGTCAGCATCGAGCAGTACGGCAGCTACAGCACCCAGCCCATTGAGTTCGGACTGAATCTGCTGGACTACTCCGAAACCACCTCCGCAGAGGATGTGGTGACGGCGCTGATTCCTTTTGGTGCGACCCTGGAGGGCGAATCGGAGATTGAAGCCCTGGAAAAGCGGGTGGACATTACCTCCGTCAACGATGGAAAGAACTATGTGTTTTCGCAGGACGCAGTGGATCAGTTCGGCTGGGTCTGGGCCACCAACACCTGGGACGATGTGACCGTCCCGGCAAACCTCAAAGCCAAGGCCGAGGAGTGGCTCTCCAGCACTCAGTTTGAAACCATGTCCCTGACGCTGACGGCGGCTGACCTCTCGGAATTGGGTCATGACTATGATGCGTTCGCAGAGGGTGACCGCATCCACTGCCTTGCAAAGCCCTACGGCATGGACATTGTTCTTCCGGTGATGAAGCTGACGATCCCGCTCCAGAACCCAGCCGGGCGGACGCTGGAGCTGTCCAGCAAGCAGCAGAAAACCTATACCAGCCAGCAGTCGGCGGTGCGCAATCAGCTGAGGAGTGAACAGAACGATGCCATCAGCATCTCCAACCGGAATATCCAGATCAGCATTGACAACCTGACTGCTATGATGACCGGTGCCAAGGGCGGCTACAAGCTGACGGAGTATGACGAGGATGGGCGCTGGCTCCGGGACCTGTACATGGATACCCCGGACAAGACCACCGCCAAGCGGATCATGCAGATCAACAAGGACGGCATTGCCGCCAGTACTACCGGCTATGAAGGCCCCTATACGGTGGGCATCACGGTGGACGGTCAGATACTCGGCAGCTGGATTGCCGCCAATTCCATCGACACCAACCAGCTGAGTATCGGCCTGAACAACTGGATCAAGGGCACGGATGACGGCATTGCCTCCAAGGTTGAAAAGGACGGCATCATCTCCGCCATCAACCAGAGTTCTGAGGAGGTGGCCATCCAGGCACAGCGCATCAATCTGAACGGAGCCATTACCGCCAACAACTACTTCAAAATCAAGACCGATGGCAGTATGGAAGCCATCGCGGGACAGATCGGCGGCTTCAACATCAACAGCGACTATATCGCCTTTGGTGACTGGACCCATGCCAGCAACTGGCTCTCCATGTGTACGCCCCACGGCGGCGCTGGTGATGTGTACCTGGGTAAAGGCGGTATCTCCACCGACTCATTTGATGGGCAGTCCGGCAGTATCGTTCGTTCTATCAAGATGACCGAGGGAACCATTGGCTTTTACAAGGGTGCTTATGAATGCGGTTTTGTCGGGGTCAGTGACAGCAACGAGATTCGGATGAGCCTGATGGATAAAGAAAAGAACAACATTCTGAATGTTCATCACGACTGGCTGGAACTGCCCGTTTTCACGCAGGTATCCGGCGACCTGTCCGTATTGGGAAGCAAGGCCCGGTGTGTCAAGACCAGAGACTACGGCGAACGCAAGCTCTACGCCTATGAGACGCCCGCACCCTATTTCGGAGACATCGGTGAAGGGATGATTGCGGAGGACGGCCTTTGCTATGTGTCCATCGATCCGGTGTTCGCCCAGTGTGTATCACTGGAAAGCTACCAGGTGTTCCTCCAGGCGTATGGCTCCGGCGAAATCGCGCTGACAGGCAGATACAGCGACCATTTCGTGGTTTCCGGCACTCCGGGGCTGTCCTTTGGCTGGGAAATCAAGGCGAAGCAGATTGATTATGACCAGCTTCGCATGACGGAAGAGCGCGGACAGGTTGACACTTCTACGACCAACTATGGAGCCGAAGCGGCTTCTTATCTGACATCCATTACAGAAGGGAGAATCACCACATGAAGAAAGTTACCTCCGTCACATTCTGGAATGATGCCGTGGGCAAGCGGCTCAGCATCACCTATTCCGAAATTGACGATACCACCGGGCAGATCATCCGGGACAACTACCGCATCGACCGGGTGCTGGTGGATAAAACCGCCGTTGCTGCCTGTGACAGCATTGCCGATGTTGCCCAGGCTTTTATTGATTCTATCGAGTAAACGAAGGGAGGAATGACCCGTGGCAGATTTACAGGAAGAACTGCAGCGATTCCTGACAGCCCGCTTCGGCGTGGATGTCAAGGACGCCTTCGTATCCTGCATTCAAAAAATTCACAAGGAAAATCAGAATGTGGCCGCTCTGGAGCAGCCCATGAAGGATGCCACCCAGCAGGTGCTGGATATCCGGGAGGAAGTTGTTACGGCTTCCCAGAATGCGGTCCAGACCGCTGATGACGCCAAGACCATCGCCCGGGCGGCAGAGAGCAGCTCCAGCGAAGCCCTGGCCACTGCAAAGAACGCCAAGGATGAATCCTTCAATGCCTCCGGGGACGCACAGCTTGCCATGTCCGCCGCTCAGAATATGCAGCAGAGTTTTTCCAATATGGAACTGCTGCTCTCCGGGAAGGTGGACGGAGCCTTCGTGGAAAACGGCTATCTGTATCTGACCTCCAACAATGAAGTGGTGGTTGGTCCCCTCGGCCCCTTTTCCGGCACGGGCGGCTCCGGTGGTGCCGGCGGCAATAATGCCGTGCTGGCGGTCTCCAACACCAGCGGCTGGCTGAGCAAGTCCATCGCCTACGGCAAGGATTGTCTCGTCCAGATCACCTGGTCCTCTCTGGAGGATGAGCTGCCCACTGGCAACGGCGTGATGAAGGTCACGGTAAACGGCATCGTTAAGGCCATGCTGGACATTCCCCAGGGAGCGGTAACCGCTGATCTGGGACCGTATCTGTCTGTGGGCAGCAACGCAGTGCGGATTCAGGTTTCGGATGCCTATGAGAACAGCCGAACCATCAATTTCAATATCAATGCCATCGAGGCGTCCATGAGTTCCACCTTCGACTCCGGGACTTCCTTCGATGGCATTATCACCTTTACCTATGTGCCGGTGGGGGCCATCAGCAAGACGGTTCACATCCTACTGGACGGCAAGGAGATTGCCACGGTGACCGCCACCTCCAGCGGCAGGCAGATGTCCTACACGATTCCCGCCCAGAAGCACGGAGCGCATACGCTGGAAGCCTATTTCGATGCCACCGTCAATGGGCAAACCATCGAGTCCAATCATCTGTATTATGAGATCATCTGCGTGGAGAGCCTGAACACCACGCCCATCATTGCCACCAGCTTTCAGGATGGCACGGTGGCCCAGTACACCACGCTGGCCATTCCGTTTACGGTCTACGACCCAGCGAATCTGACCGCCGAGGTGGAACTGTCGGTGAATGGCAGTGTGGTGTCCCGCCAGACGGTGGATCGCACTCAGCAGATTTGGTCTTACCGGGCAGACAGCGCCGGGGATCTGGCTCTGGAAATCTCCTGCGGCAGTGCTTCCCGCACCATTGCGCTGACGGTGACTGCCAGCGAGATGGAAATTGAAGCGGAAACCGAGGGGCTGTCTCTGTACCTGTCCAGTGCCGGTCGGAGCAATACAGAAGAGAACCCCGGTGTGTGGGAGTATGGCAATATCTCCGCTGTATTCTCCGATTTTAACTTCACCTCGGACGGCTGGCAGCTGGATGAGGACAATATCCCCGTTCTCCGGGTGTCCGGCGATGCCAGACTGACCATTCCGGTGCAGCCCTTCGGGAAGGACTTCCGTACCACAGGCAAGACCATCGAGATTGAGTTTGCCACCCGGAATGTTATGAACTACGATGCCATAGTGCTGTCCTGCATAAGCGGCAATCGCGGTATCTCCATCACGCCCCAGCTGGCGACTCTTCGCTCTGAGCAGAAGGAGATCACCACCAGGTACAAGGAAAACGAGCACCTGCGCCTGTCCTTTGTGGTGGAGAAGAAAGCCGTCAACCGGCTCATCTACTGCTACATCAACGGTATCATGTCCGGTGTGGTGCAGTACCCGGCGGACGATGACTTTGCCCAGAGTGTGCCTGTGGATATTTCCATTGGCTCCCGGGATGCTGCCATTGACCTGTACTGCATCCGGGTCTATGACAATGACCTGACCCGGCACCAGGTTCTGAACAACTGGATCGCCGACACCCAGGTGGTAGAAACCATGCTGGAGCGGTACAGCCGCAACCATGTATTTGACGCCTACTCCCAGATCGTAATTTCCCAGCTGCCGAAGGACCTGCCGTACCTGGTGCTGGACGGCACGGAGCTGCCCCAGTACAAGGGCGATGTGAAAACCATGAGCGGCTATTACACCGACCCGGTCAACGGCAGCAGGTCCTTCACCTTCTCTGGGGCTGAAGTGGATGTGCAGGGTACTTCCTCCCAGTATTACGCCCGGAAGAACTACAAGATTAAGTTCAAGGGCGGCTTTGTGGACCCCAGCGGCAACACCCAGGAGACCTACAAGCTGCGCTCCGATTCCATTCCCACGAAAACCTTCACCTTCAAGGCGGATGTGGCTTCCTCCGAGGGAGCCAACAATGTGGAACTGGCCCGGCTCTATGAGGATACCTGCCCCTTCCGGACTGCACCCCAGAAGCAGGACAGCCGCATCCGTCAGGGCATCGATGGATTCCCCATTGTGGTCTTCTGGTATGACGGTGAAAACACCAGCTTCATCGGCAAGTACAACTTCAACTTCGATAAAGCCACCCCGGAGGTGTTCGGCTTTTCCGAGGGCGATGAAAGCTGGGAAATTCTCAACAACACCAGCGACCGAGTTCTCTGGAAGGACGATGATTACTCCGGTACGGATTGGCAGGGCGACTTTGAAGCCAGGTATCCCAAGGACTACGCTGATCCCGCCAACCTGTCCGAACTGGCTGCGTGGCTGAAAAGCACCGACCAGTCCGCCGCCACGGGAGACAAGCTGACGGTAAACCGCACCTTTGACGGGGTGCTGTACACCACGGATACCGCCGCTTACCGTCTGGCCAAGTTCAAATCTGAGTTTGCACAGCATTTTGAAAAGGATGCCGTGCTTTTTTATTATCTGTTCACGGAGCTGTTCCTGATGGTGGACAGTCGAGCCAAGAATATGTTCCCGACCTTCATGGCGGGGAGCAAGTGGTTCTCGCTGCCTTACGACTTTGATACCGCCATCGGCATCAACAACGAGGGTGCGCTGGTGTTCTCCTACAATCTGGAGGACATCGACCACACCGAGTCCGGGGCCGACATCTACAACGGTCAGCAGTCCGTCCTGTGGATCAATGTCCGGGCGGCTTTCTTTGAGGATATCAAGGCCATGTACCAGAAGCTGCGTTCCAATGGCACGTTGTCCTTCCCCGTGACGGAACAGCGGTTTGAGGAGCATCAGGCAAAGTGGCCCGAAGCGGTGTTCAACGAGGATGCCTATTTCAAGTACCTCCAGCCCCTGGTGGAGCAGAACACGGCCAGCTATCTCTCCATGCTGCAGGGCTCCAAGGCCGAGCAGAGAAAGTGGTGGCTGTATAACCGATTCCGCTATCTGGACTCCAAGTACAATGCCGGGGATGCCCTGACCGATGTGGTGACCCTTCGTGGATACGCCAAGGATGATATTACCGTCACGCCTTATGCGGATATCTACGCGACGGTGAAGTACGGCTCCTATCTGGTACAGCAGAGGGCGAACCGCAATGTGGCATACACGCTGGCCTGTCCGCTGTCCAATGTGAATGACACCGAGATTTATATCTACAGTGCCAGTCAGCTTCAGTCCATCGGCGACCTTTCCGGGCTGATGGTGGGCTACGCGGATTTCTCCATGGCTACCCGGCTTCAGAGCCTGAAGGTCGGTGATGCGGAGGACAGCTACTCCAACGGCAACCTGACTGAACTGTACCTGGGCAACAACACCCTGCTGCGGACGCTGGATGTCCGCAACTGCCCGAATCTCAAGCAGGCTGTGGATGTGTCCGGCTGTACAAACATCGAGCATCTGTACTTTGAAGGGACGGCGGTGACCGGTGTCCAGCTGCCCAACGGCGGCATTCTGAAAACGCTTCATTTGCCCGGAACGGTGACTAACCTGACCATCCGAAACCAGACGGGCATTACGGATTTCGTGATTGGCGGGTATGACAACATCTCCACGCTGCGTCTGGAAAATGTGAGCGAGGTGTTCGACCTGTGGGAGATTCTGCACAGCATTCCCGTTGGTGCCCGTGTCCGTGTCACCGGGCTGGAACGCAGCTTTGAGGATACGGCGGACATTCTGGCGTTCTATGACCTGCTGGATACCATGCGTGGTCTGGACGAGAACGGCAACAACATGGAGAAAGCCCAGGTCAGCGGCACCTTCACCATTGATACGCTGACGGGAAATGACCTTGCTGAGATGCAGGAGCGGTACCCGAACATCAAAATCCAGTACAACCACTTCACCGCACAAGTAAACTTCTATGATGATTCCGGCAGCACCTTGCTGAAAACTGTCACGGTTTACGATGGTGGGGATACAGCCTATGGAAGCAGCAATCCGACCAAGGCCTCCACAGCGCAGTACAGCTACAGCTTCACCGGCTGGAGTCTGACGGCTGGCGGTTCGGCGAATGCAAATGCGCTGAAGGCAGTTGTGGTGGATCGGAACGTGTATGCGGCGTACTCCAAAACTGTTCGGAAGTATACCATTTACTTCTACAATGGTTCGACACTGTTACAGACCGTCTCCAATGTTCCTTACGGCAGCGGCGCTTATTATTCCGGTGATACCCCGGAAAAGACCGGCGTTGATTTCCCGGAGGACTATGTGTTCACTGGGTGGAGTCCCTCCAATAACGGCATCACTGGGAACACCTATTGCTATGCGCAGTACAAGTATATCGGCTATGCCTACACATCCATTGTGGAAAGCTCCATTGCGGGTGAGTACGCAAATGACCGGGTAACTGCGGTCGGCGACTATGTTTTCCGTAATTGTACTGCTCTGACGGGAATCAGCCTACCTTCCGTGGAGAGCATTGGCGTATGCGCGTTCCTGTCCTGCACGAAGCTGACCAGCGTCAGCGTTCCGGCCATCAAGACGATTTACAGATCGGCATTTTCAAGCTGTACCGCGCTTACCAGCATTGACCTCCACGGCGTTACCTCAATTGCGGCCATGGCGTTCTATTGCTGTACCAATCTGACAACGGTTATCCTGCGCAACGCAAGCCAAGTTTGCGCTCTCGGCGACATCAATGTATTCGATTCGACAGCCCTTGCCCAGGTGTTCGTTCCTGCGGCAATGGTAGATGCCTATAAGGCCGACAGCAGATGGAGCAAACACGCAAGCAAGATACTCGCGATTGAGGATTATCCGGATATTACGGGAGGTTGATAAAATGAGCGAATACACCTATACCGTTGACGTCATCGGCGATGACGCCCTAGCGGACAGTGTGATTATGAAAACTGTTACCGAGGTGATTGATCAGCATATTAACACCATCTCTGAGTACGCATTTTACGGCTGTGCGGCCCTGCAAACGGTGATCGGTACGAATGTAACCAGCATACGCTCCGATTGTTTTACGGGTTGTACTGCATTAGAAACGGTATCCTTTCCGGTTCTGAAGGTTATGGATGGATATTTTAGAAACTGCACTGCTCTCAAAAATGTGGATCTTCCGCAATTGAAAGACATTCGGAGGCAATATGCATTTGAAAAGTGTACCGCGCTGGAGAAAATCGATCTCCCGGTCTGTACCCATATAGGGGTGGGAACAAGCTACGCTTGCTGTGCTTTTCGTTCCTGCTCCTCTTTGTCTGTTGCGATCCTCAGAAGCACAACCATGTGCGAATTGGATGATACCAGCGTCTTTTCTGATACACCCATTTCAAAAGGGACTGGGTATATCTATGTGCCGAAAGCACTGATTGAAAGCTACCAGGCCCATGAAAAGTGGAGTGTCTATGCAAACCAGTTCCGTGCCATTGAGGATTATCCTGAAATCTGTGGTCAGTAACCCAAATAACAGAGTCAAGAGCGGTTGCCCATGACGGGTGACCGCTCTTCTCATATTAAAATTCAAAGGAGGACAACTACTATGAAAGAATTCTGGAACACCATTCAGCTGGCCTTTGCCGCTGTGGGCGGCTGGCTTGGCTACTTCCTGGGCGGCTGTGATGGCCTGCTCTACGCCCTGATCGCCTTCGTGGCCATCGACTACATCACCGGAGTCATGTGCGCCATTGCCGATAAGAGCCTGTCCAGCGAGGTGGGCTTTAAGGGCATCTGCCGCAAGGTACTGATTTTCCTGCTGGTGGGTATCGGCAACATTATCGATGTTCAGGTGCTGGGTGCGCCCGGTGTGCTGCGCACGGCAGTGATTTTCTTCTACCTGTCCAATGAGGGTGTATCCCTGCTGGAGAATGCCGCCCATCTTGGTCTGCCTGTGCCGGATGCCATCAAGACCGTACTGGAGCAGCTCCATGACCGCTCTGACGGGAAGGAGGGACAGTAATGGCTTATACGAACAGTTCTCTGGTGGCATACACCAAGCTGAGCCCCAACCACTCCGGTCAGCGAACTCACAGCATTGACCGCATCACGCCCCACTGTGTTGTGGGACAGGCCACCGCAGAACGCATCTGCGATTGCTTCATCAGCCCTGACCGTCAGGCCAGCTGCAACTACGGCATCGGCACGGACGGCAGGGTTTCTCTCTGTGTGGAGGAAAAGGACCGCTCCTGGTGTTCTTCCAGCAGGGAGAATGACCAGCGTGCCGTCACCATTGAGTGCGCCAGCGACACCTCCGCACCCTATGCCATGAACAGCAAGGTCTACGATTCCCTGGTCAAGCTGTGTACGGATATCTGCCAGCGCAACGGGAAAAAGAAGCTGATCTGGCTTGCGGACAAGACCAAGACGCTGAACTACACGCCCCAGTCTGACGAAATGGTGCTGACCGTCCATCGCTGGTTTGCCAACAAGTCCTGCCCGGGTGATTGGCTGTACAGCCGCCTGGGCGATCTGGCATCTAAGGTCACGGCGGCTCTGGACGGCACTTCCACCACGACCACTCCGTCCACAGGAACGGAAACGAAAGTGCTGTACCGCGTCCGCAAGACCTGGGCGGATGCCAAATCCCAGAAGGGCGCGTACAAGATTCTGGCCAATGCCCAGAAATGCGCCGATGCCAATCCGGGCTACAGTGTGTTCGACAGCAACGGCACCCTGGTTTACCCGGTAAGCTATCGGGTCCATACCGTTGTCCACGGCGATACCCTCTGGAAGATCGCTGCCCAGTACCTTGGTGACGGTTCCCGGTATAAGGAGATCGTCAGCTTGAACGGCCTGACTTCCAATGTCATTTACAGCGGTATGAAACTGAAGATCCCCAACTAAGCAAGAAGCCCATCGAGGAGATGTTTCTCTTCGGTGGGCTTATTTTTTTTGCTCTTTTTAGGGACCAAACGGCAATATCGTGTCCGGTGGCAAGTGAGGGAACCCTTCCGAGGACAAGATTTTCTCTTATGCTTTCGGCCAAAGTCGGCATTCTTGTCCAGATGGGTCATTGAGGAAAGCCCTCAGAAGGAGGATACCATAATGACCAATCAGCAAAAAGATCAAATTACCGCCCTGCGCTCACAGAGGTTCGGATATGCCACCATCGCAAAGGCAGTGGGACTGAAGAAAGATACCGTTGTCGCATACTGCCGAAAGATAGGGCTGACCGGCACAAAGGCCACCGACAACAGCCGTATCGACCTGGATGCCGACTTCTGCCTGCAGTGCGGTGCATTGCTCACGCAGACCCCAGGCAGGAAACGCATCAAGTTCTGCTCGGATAAATGTCGTGTTGCCTGGTGGAATACCCACCCGGAAAAGGTCAACCGCAAAGCTGTATATGAATTCACCTGCGCTCACTGCGGTAAGCCATTCACAGCATACGGCAATGCCGGACGGAAGTACTGCTGTCACGCCTGCTACATTGCAGACCGTTTCAAAGGCGGTGACGGTAATGAGTGAGACCGCATTTCAGGCTGAACTCAAGTATCAGACAGCAATTTCCATAGCCAAGAACCTACGCAGCCAGGGCCTTCTGACCGAGGAGGAATATGGCGTAATTGATACAAAGCTGCAGGCCGAATTCAAGCCATCTTTGGGTACATTATTATCCGAAAATGACTTGATAAATTAGCCTTTTAGAGTGATGTATAGTGTCGGAAAGGAGTGATTTCATGCGAAAAATCAATATAATCGAGCCAAAAGTTCCGCAAATGCCCAGCCGCAAAATGGTCGCTGCCTACGCCAGAGTGTCGATGGAATCAGAAAGATTACAGCACTCCCTTTCGGCACAGGTCAGTTATTACAGCAGCCTGATCCAGCAGAATCCCGCCTGGGAATATGCCGGGGTCTATGCGGATGATGGCATCACTGGAACAAAAACAAATGACCGCACGGAGTTCAACCGCATGATTGCCGACTGCGAAGCCGGGAAAATCGACATTATACTGACTAAGTCCATCTCCCGCTTTGCCAGAAATACGGTTGACCTTCTGAATGCAGTCCGACACTTAAAAGATCTGGGTATTTCGGTTCAGTTTGAAAAGGAACACATTGACAGCCTGTCCGAGGACGGCGAACTGATGCTGACGCTGCTTGCGTCCTTCGCCCAGGAAGAAGTGCGGAGCCTTTCGGACAATGTGAAATGGGGTACCCGGAAACGCTTTGAGAAGGGCATCCCCAACGGACGCTTCCAAATTTACGGTTACCGTTGGGACGGAGACCATCTGGTGGTCGAACCCGAAGAAGCCAAAATTGTCAAACTCATCTACGTTAATTTTCTGAACGGCCTGTCAGCAGAGTCCACTGAAAAGCAGCTTGAAGAAATGGGCGTGAAGTCGTACAAGGGACAGCATTTCGGCAACACATCCATACGGCAGATTCTCGGCAACATCACATATACCGGAAATCTGCTCTTCCAGAAAGAATACACCGTAGACCCTATCAGCAAGAAAAGCCGCAAGAACCAGGGTGAACTTCCGCAGTATTGGGTTGAGAATACCCACGAAGCCATCATTCCGATGGAAGTTTACCAGGCGGTGCAGGAGGAAAAAGCCCGCCGCCGGGAACTCGGTGTATTCGCCAACTGGAGCATCAACACTTCCTGCTTCACCAGCAAAATAAAGTGTGGACGATGCGGTAAAAGCTATCAGCGGTCCAACCGCAAGGGCCGTAAAGACCCCGATGCCAATTACACGGTCTGGATTTGCGGTACGCGCAGGAAAACCGGGAATGCGCAGTGTCAGAACAAGGACATTCCCGAGCCAATGCTGAAGGAAGCCTGTACTGCCGTCCTCGGGCTGGACGAATTTGATGAAACCGTCTTTTCGGAACAGATCGACCACATCGAAATTCCCGCTCCGTATGAAATGGTGTTCTATTTTAAGGACGGACGCATTGTTCCACACCGCTGGCAGTCCACCATGCGGAAAGACTGCTGGACGGATGAACGCCGTGCCGCGAAAGGACGTTATGTTCAGGAGCATCAGCTCGGCCCCAACAGTTCCTGCTTTACCAGCCGTATCCGCTGCGACCAGTGTGGTGAAAATTACCGCAGACAGCGCTCCCGGCATAAGGACGGCAGCTTTGATTCTGTATGGCGGTGCGCGTCTTCCGCAAAGTGCTCCAGTCCCAGCATCAAAGAAGAAACGCTGATGGCGCTATGTGCTAAAGCCATGGGGCTGGATGAATTTGAAGAGACGGCCTTTCGGGAGCAGATAGCTTGTATTCACATTACCGCGCCGTACCATCTGTCTATCCACTTTTTCGATGGCCACACATTTGAAGCCCAATGGGAAAACAAACGGAAAATGCCCAAGCACTCCGAGAAGCGTAAACAGCATATGCGGGAAGTTATGATTCAGAAATGGAGGGAAAGACATGGCGAGAGTAACGACCATTCCGGCGACGATCAGCCGGTTTACGGCAACGCCGATTAACGAGAAGAAAAAACGCCGCACTGCCGCTTATGCCCGTGTTTCCACGGACAGCGAGGAGCAGCTCACCAGCTACACCGCCCAGGTGGACTACTATACCAATTACATCAAGGGGCGTGACGATTGGGAGTTTGTGGCTGTATATACGGACGAGGGCATCACTGGCACCAACACCAAGCACCGTGAAGGCTTCAAGCGCATGGTAGCCGACGCTCTGGACGGGAAAATCGATCTCATCGTCACCAAGTCGGTCAGCCGGTTTGCCAGAAACACGGTCGACAGCCTGACCACCGTCCGGCAGCTGAAGGAAAAAGGCGTGGAGATTTATTTTGAAAAAGAGAATATCTGGACGCTGGATTCCAAGGGCGAACTGCTGATTACCATTATGTCCAGCCTTGCCCAGGAAGAAAGCCGCTCTATCTCCGAAAACTGCACATGGGGCCAGAGAAAGCGGTTCGCAGACGGTAAAGTCACCGTACCCTTCAAGCGGTTCCTGGGTTATGACCGTGGCCCCGACGGCAATCTGGTTCTGAATCCCGAAGAGGCGGTCATTGTCCGGCGTATCTACAGTATGTTCCTACAGGGAATGACACCCTATGGCATCGCCACCCAACTTACCGCCGACGAAATCAAGTCGCCGGGTGGAAAAGATAAGTGGAATTCCGGAGCCGTCCGCAGTATCCTTACCAATGAGAAGTACAAGGGCGATGCGCTCCTGCAAAAGTCCTACACGGTTGACTTCCTCACCAAGAAGAAAAAGACCAATGAGGGTGAAATCCCACAGTACTATGTGGAAGGCAACCACGAAGCCATCATCAGCCCGGATGTATTCGAGCAGGTACAACGGGAACTGGAACGCCGGAAACAGGGCAAAGGACGGCACAGCGGCGTTCACCTTTTCTCCGGCAAAATCAAATGTGGGCAGTGTGGCGAATGGTATGGGTCAAAGGTATGGCATTCAAACAGCAAGTACCGCCGTGTAATTTGGCAGTGCAATCATAAATTTGACGGCGATGAAAAGTGTGCCACCCCGCACCTGACGGAGGAGGACATTAAAACGATGTTCGTATCGGCGGTCAATCAGCTGATCAGCCAGAAGGATGCGATTATCACGGTTCTCACAGCATCCCTCGACACTGCATTCGACCTTACCGCCCTCAAAGCGGAACAGGCTGAACTGGAAAGCGAAATGACGGTGGTTTCCGACCTTATCCAAAAGTGCATATACGAAAATGCTCATGTTGCCCTCGACCAGGTGGAATACCAAAAACGCTATGACGGACTGACTGCTCGGTTCGACGCAGCCAAGGCCCGGTATGAATCCCTGGATGAGACCATCCGCAGTAAGCAATCCCGCAGGGCAACGATTGAAGATTTCCTTACCACCCTCAAAAAAGCCAACCTGGTGGACACCTTCGATACAGCCCTTTGGTGCGGACTGGTGGACTTTGCCACGGTGTACAGCAAGGACGATGTGCGGTTCACCTTCAAAAACGGACAGGAAATCAAGGCTTAAGGGCGCAAGGCCGCAACACCGCAAAGGGTGTACCCAAGGCCGCAAAAACCGCTCAAATATTGCGGTCTTACACAAACGAACTCCTCACTACCATTGTGGCGGTGAGGAGTTTTTCTGTGCGAACAAAAACAGTCGCTTAGGCTTTTACACCGCAACGACTGTTTTTACACCGCAAAGGCACACTTTTTAATTTTTCCTATTCCTTGTATCATAGTCTGCATGATTATTTCATAAACCGTTGCATTCGGTCTGGTTTCATGAGAAATACCTATCACCTGTGCCAGAATGCGAGAAACCTCTGCAGGGGTATAAAATTGTCCTTTGCTCTTGCCGCTCTCGGTGGCAAATTTACGCATCAAGTATTCGTAGGCATCACCAATCAGGTCATCACCCTCGGCACGGTTCTTTGAGAAATCCAGTTCAGGACGGCGGAAAATCTCAATCAGCTTGCTCAGCTTTTTGACCATTTCCTCACCCTTGCCCAGCTTATCAGGGTCGTTGAAAGAAACCTTGTCAATAACACCACGAAGGCCATTTGCTTCTGCCAGTTTTGCAATGACCTTATTGATACCCTCGCCAATATCCTTTTTTCCGATCAGCTTAACCATATCGCCGAAGCTACCACCCTCGGGAACCTCAATATCGGCATAATCCTGTCCGGAAAATTTATCAGAAACATATTTCACAAACAGTAGGGTAAGGATATAGTCTTTATATTGAGAGGCATCCATACCACCTCTCAACGCATCGCAGCTCGCCCATAGGGAACTGTATAATTCGCTCTTTTTAACAGCCATGCCTATTACTCCAATCTACAGATCATTTTTGATCCGGAACAAACTCCAGAATATCATTCGGTGTACATCCCATAGCAACACAAATACTCTCGACCTTGTCCAGGGCAATATACTGACCGTTTTTTAATTTTGTGATGATATTCGCAGAAATACCAGCATCACGCATCAATTGTGCGTTTGAAACGTCCTTTTCAATCATCATGTGTAATAACCGTTTATAGCTCACAGCCAT